CCGTCATTGCGGCGCGTTTTACGTGAACTTGAACAACGGGGCTGGTAACGCGAGGTGGAACATCGGGGCTTCTGTACCTATCATTCATGGGATAAAATGAATGCAGACTAAATTCCGTACCCCTTGGTAAAAATTAACTCGATGCAAGCTACTGCTAGTAGTAGGAAATAGTCGAACGTGGTAGAGAGGATAGGAAGAGAATACGTATGAAAACATACAGAAATCTATATGCTGAATTTATTTCAGACGAAAATATAAAACTTGCAATTCAAAATTTCTCTAAGGGTAAAAAGAGAAGAAATAAGGTTAGAAAAATTTTAGCAGACCTTGATACATACATACCCAAAATTAGAGAATATGCGATTAACTTCACACCTTTTGAACATAAGCCCAAAGAAATATATGACGGAATATCACGAAAGAAACGCAAGATAGTAATACCGACAGTTATGGAATCAATAGTACATCACATGATAGTAAACGTGCTTAAGCCCATGTTTAACAAGGGAATGTATGAGCATAGTTATGGCTCGGTTCCTAAGCGTGGCGGTACGTATGGCAAGAAGCACATATGCAAATGGATAAGGCAAGGCGGTAAGACCATTAAATACTGCTATAAGCTTGATGTGAAGCAATTCTATGCAAGTATTCCACAGGATAAATTAATTGAAAAGCTTAAATCCAAAATCAAAGATTTTAAATTCATGCAGATTGTTGAAAATGTCATACATTGTGTGCCGAATGGCTTACCGCTTGGTTTTTATACCTCTGTATGGTTCGCTAACTGGTATTTAAGTGAGCTTGACCATGAAATTAAATCACTCGGTATTGAACTGAAATATGCACGTTATGTTGACGATATGGCTATATTTTGTGCAAGCAAAAAGAAATTACGCAAGGTAAAAGCTGTGATTGATAACAGGCTTGCAGAACTAGGCTTGACAGTCAAAGCAAACTGGCAGATATTCCGCTTTCACTATTTACCACGAAACCCATGTAGCAAGCGCACGACATACGGCAGACCACTTGATTTTATGGGATATAAATTTTACAGAAACAGAACTACCTTAAGAAAAACAATCCTTAAGAAAATAAGAGCTAAGGCAGTTAGGATATGGCGAAAAACAAAGGTTACAATATTTGACTCAAAACAAATGGTTTCCGCTCTTGCGTGGATTAAAAATTGTGATATGTACGATTATTATAAGGAGCATATCAAACCATTTATAGATTTCGGAAAACTAAAACACAAAATTTCAACATTAGACAGAAAGGCAAGGTGTATTGAATATGACAGAATACAAGCTCGTAGAAAGCATGCAATCGGACAAGCCGCTTGACATTGACACAACATCTTCTCCGAATATCGTTTATCAGCGAAAAAACATTAAATCGGTTGAAGCGACAGGGAGTGAGGATGATTTTACCTATAAGCCTAAGCATTGGGAGTACGAAGAACGTGAGCTGACACAGGATGAATACTCACAGTATCTTATTGCTATGGAACAGGCAAAAGAGATTAACGAGCACTCTGATGAAGAAGCAATAGACAACTATACAAGGCAGTTAATGGATGAGGGGGTGCTTTAATATGAGAATTTTAGTTGAAAGCCTTAAAAGGCTATACGAGAGTGACAGAGTAACCAAGGAAGAACTGCTCGACAGAGTGGCAAGCGGTAAAATATCGCAAGAGGAATATGAGCACATTACTTTACAATTAGAATAAAAAGGAGAGGGAAACCTCTCCATAGTTCAATGAAAAATAAAATCAAGCCACATCAGCGCAGAAGCAACAATGCCAAAGATGGAACCGCCATGATTGCGTGGGATTTCATTCTTAGATGCTAAATCAATTATTCCGAGAATAATTGAAGCAATAGAGCAACACACAAAAATTAAGCCAAACATAGCAATGAAAAGGTCATTGTCCACCGGAAAGAATCCTATTTTTGTTGCAATAAACATTATAAGCGGAACGGCTATGAGAATGCCACTTGTGAAGCTTACCGTTGAATTTTGCTTAACGAATGGCTCATCTTTTTGGCACAGTTCTACATAATATTTGGCTGTTTCAAATGAAACCAAAGTCTTTTGCGATATTTCATTACAAGCCATGCCTAAGTTGCCATTGTAATGCTTGATTATATCATTAACATTGATTTTTTGACCGTTGATGATGTAGGAATCGCATTTATTTGTTTTTGCCATATTAATATCTCCTTTTGTAGTTATTTTTTACCATTCTATTCTTTACAATCCATGTTGTCAATATTCGACATAATAAAACACTTTAAAGTGATACAGTGATGATGTTCTCAAATAAGAGAACTCTTCAAGTTTCGGTAGGGCGGTGGATTTTTCTGCCGTCCTTATTGACGTTTAAGAACAAATGTTCTATAATTGATGTATCGGAGGTGGCATTGTATGGAATATAAGGATGAAATAATTAAAATGATTGAGGGCTTGGAAGATAAAGACCTGTTATTGTACTTGTACATATTTATTAAAGGAAAAATAGAGGCAGAGTAAAAACTCTGCCTTGTGGTTATATTTTCTTTTCCCAGACGTTGCCGCACTTTGAACACACAAACTTTGTTTTGCCGTTTTTGCCTTTAATTCCGGTAGCTGTACCGACAACGGCACCGACAGGCCCGAAGAGACCACCTACTGTGTTGCCAACAAGTGCTTTGCCGAATGAGAATTTTTTCTTGGTATCAACAGGTATGCCAACGCCATCACAACCCCATTTAGGACATTTAACAGTTTTACTCATAATAAAATACCACCTTTCTTATTAATTTGATTTATTTTGAGTATTTTCATACATCATATCTATTAAATTCATAATATTTTCTTGCTCTTTATCCGACAATTTAGATAATTTCAACGCATAGTCTTTAATTCTACTATCCATATTCGACAGAGCCAAGTCTTTTGTTGCCTCCTCGACAACTGAATGGTGCTCTTTTCCAGTAACTAAATAATCAAGTGAACAATCAAGACATTCTGCAATTTTTACCAACTTAAACAATTTTGGACAGCTTTTTCCTTTTTTCCAATCTGAAAAAGTACTTTTAGGGAAACCGCCATATTTAGCCACTTCTGAATCATTTAACCCTTTTGAGTCTCTTAATTTACAATATCTTTCGTACATAGAAAATCTCCTTTAAAAAAAGTTGTGATTTCTCAACATTTGGGGTTGACAAATAAGACTTCCTAATGTAGAATGAAAAAAGAAGTTAGGAAATCTCAACTCAATAAAAAATAAAATTGAGAAAATAATATTATGTTTCTGGACAATTCATAGTATACACGATTTTCTAATTTTCATCAAGACTTAGTTAGGATTTTTGAACTAAAAAAACAAAAGCTGTTAGCGAACTACCACCAACAGCCGTTGCCTAATATGGCACTTTTTATAGTGACAGATTTCATAACTATTGTCAAGAAAGGAGATGGGAAATTGAATAAGAAAAAACGACAGGCAAGCTTTAAGAAACTTGATACGCTCATAAAAGCTAGAAACGTTTCGTTTTACAAACTGTCAGAAGAACTCGGAATGGCACGAAGTACTTTTTCGGATTGGAAGTCGGGAAAATCAATGCCAAAAACAGACAAGCTAATTAAGATTGCTAATTATTTTGGCGTAGAAGTTTCTTATTTTATTGAGTAGAAAGGAGAAAACATGAACGATTTACAAATTTTCAACAATGAAGAGTTTGGAGAAGTCCGAATGATAGAAATTGACGGAAAGCCATATTTTGTAGCAACAGATGTGGCAACCGCACTTGGGTATACAAATCCACGCAAGGCAGTTAATGACCATTGCAAGGGAGTAACGAAACGTGACACCCCTACATCTAGTGGAGTGCAATCTATGTCATACATAAATGAGGGAGATTTATACCGACTCATTATGAAATCAAAATTGCCTAGCGCAGAGAAATTTGAGCGGTGGGTAATGGATGAGGTACTTCCGTCAATCAGAAAAACAGGCAGTTATGGTATGCCAAAGACAACAGGCGGTCAGATACAGCTTTTGGCACAGGGCTATACAGAATTAGAGCAGAAAGTAAACGACATTAAAGACGATGTGAGCGAGCTTAAGGAAAATGTACCACTTTACAGTTGCGATATTGACGAGATAAAACAGCACGTTAAGCGCAGAGTTGTAAATATCCTTGGTGGCAAGCAGAGCGAAGCATACAGGGATAACAGTATCAGACATAAGACATTTTCTGATATATGGACGCAGTTAAAGCGCGAGTATGGTTGCGTATCTACTTATAAGAGTATCAAGAGAAAGTATATAGACGATGTGCATGAGTTCATTGATTGCTATGTCGTGCCTAAGTATCTTGATGAGCTTATTCATGATGCAAACGCTCAACAGAGCTTTGCATAGAGAGGTGATTGTATGAGAAAAAGAACTTTGAAAGAAAAATTCTGTGTGGGCTGTGGCTATTCGATTTTCGGAGCATTGGCATTTGCATTTTTCCTTGGATTATCGGTGGCATACGGAATTAAGACAGCGAGTATTATCGTTGGAGCAATCGTAACAGTATTTTGGCTGATATTGATTGCGACATGTCTCATAGAGGAGGGCAAACCGCATGAGAAGAAAAAGAATATTGATGTTATCGACTTTAATAATTGGAACTATGACCTTAAAGCCAATAGTAGTGAAAGCAGATAGCAAAATTGAACTGACAGCCGGTGTTACTTCCTATTTAAATGATGTAATGCTAGGGAAGATTGAGCCGACAGTAGTTCAGAATGAGCCGGTTGTAGTTGAACAGACCTATGAAGAGCCAACAGTTCCAACTTGCCGTAAGAAATACAGTTGTAGCCGATTTAGGAAGCTAGGACGAGTCAGATATGGCGATTACACTTATACGTGGTACTCGCAGAGAGTGTTACCTGGCGGTGGACTTAATATACCGGGCAGACATCTAAATGAGCACGGATTGGTAGTTGATGAAAACGAATATGTAGTAATTGCAAGTGATGATTTACCACATGGAACTGTAGTTGATACTCCTGTTGGCATACAAGGGATTGTATATGACGAGGGGAGCGGAAATGGAAATCTTGACATCTACTGCGATTGGTAGCCAATTGAAACATCAGAGTGCTAACGATTACCTACAAGAATTATATCGAGCTAAACGGCATGAGGACAAATCATTTGACTTTCAAGCGTTATTAGATAAAGAAATGGAGAAACTAAATGAGCAGTGTAAGACGAATAAGGCTAGGTGATACAAGATACAGATTGAAGCCATTAACAAGAGAGCAGAAGCTATTGCTCAACAAGGCTCATTACGTGGCAAGTGAGTGGCTTTTTGTATCGGAGTCGGACTCATACTTAAGAGTAGTGAAGAAATCAAGCCTACACGGAAATTTAATTTTAAAAACCATAAACAAATAGAAAGAGAGGAAATGCAATGAAGATTACACACGTATTTGCGCAGAATTTTTGTAAATTCTATGGCAAAAACACATTAGACACAGATTTTTCAATGAAAACTATATTGTCCGGTCAGAACGAAGTCGGCAAATCGACAGTTAAGAGAATTATTCTTGATGTGCTGAATTGTCGCGATGAGAATGACAGAGAGATTACAGGCATAAGACCTCACGATGAAAATGGAGTTGAGATTGACGATGTTGACATTGTGAGAGCTGTTACCTTTGAAATTGATGGAAAAGCAAAGACTCTGAAAAAGGTTACAAGGCAAGGAAGAAATAAGGACGGCGAAGTTTGTTCGGGACATACAGATTACTATGTCAATGATGTTACATACAAAATGGTTGAATACAACGAGTTTATTAATGATAATATCGCGGACCTCAAGATATTGCCATTTTGTCTTAACGCTATGACGTTGTTACTTAAATCACCAACAAATCAAAGAATAGCACTCTCAACTTTTTTTGGCACACACAAAAATTTTGAAATCTGCGATATGTTTCCACAGTTTGCTGAACTTAAGCCAATGTTTGACGATGGGGACGTAGACCAACTCAAGAAAGTATGTCGTGGCAAGCTAAACGGCACAGGCGGTAGGAATGGCTCAAAAGGGCTTGTCAAGGAAAGAGACGAAATCTCAACAAGGATTGATACAATTCATTCCACCTATGAGTATATAGACCTTGCAGAGCTTGAATTACAAAAGAAAACCTATGAGCCACAGCTTAAGGAAATTGAAGATAAGCTGTCCGACTACAACAAGATTTTAGAGGATAAGCAGAAAGCTACAGAGGACATTATGAACCTTAAATTTGAGCTTTCAGATATGGAGAGAAAAGCCAATGCCGACAATCAGAAAAAGCGCATGGAACTACAGTTACAGATTGACGGCTTCGATGTTTCAATCCGCAAAACAGAGTCAATGATAAGAGCCGGAAAGACTAGCATTAAAACCTCTGAAAGAGAGATTGAAGATTGCGCAAGAGACTTAGCAAAGGTACGTGCTGATTGGAAAAAAGCAAAGGCACTTTCCTTTGATGAAAGCAGTGTTAATTGTTCGATGTGCGGTCAGAGATTGCCGGAAGATACAATAGAGAGTTTGAGAACTGATTTTAGTGATAAAAAATTGAAGAAGCTTAAAGAACTTGAGGATAAGGGCAATTCATTATCAAGTGTCAGCAAGGAACTTAAACAGGCTATTGAGGACAAGAAGAAAGAAATAGCTGACCTTGAAGCAGAACTCAAGGAGCTGACAGAAAAGCGTGATACTGTTGCTGACGAGTTTGAACGTGATAACATCGCTAAAGAGCTTGGAATGGTACCTACTGATGTTGATATGACAGGTAACAGTGAGTATCAGGTGCTTAAATCTAAAATCGAGGAAAAAGAGAAAGTTCTTGCCGATGAAAACGATACATCGGAGCTTATCAGAAAGCTCAAAAATGAGCGAAACGAACTGTTAAGGCAAGTTTCATCGGTTGATACAAAGATTGAGCTTGGTGTGGCAAATAACAAGCGTATAGACGATAACATAGCTGACCTTGAAGATAAGAGAACCAACCTCAATCAAGAGATAGCTGATTGGGAGAGAAAACTTGACTTACTTAAAGAGTTTACACGTAAGAAAAACGAGCTTTTACAGGCTGATGTTAATAAGTATCTGGATTTTGCCACTGCAAAGCTTTTCAGGGCGCTTTTAAATGGTGATACCGAGGAGTGCTGCGATTTTGTTTACAATGGTGAAGCATATGCAAGAAATCTCAATCATGGTGCAAGAATGTTAGTTGAGGTTGACGTGTGCCGAGCTTTTCAGAAAGTAGCAAGTGTTAATTTCCCAATTATCATTGATGATACAGAGAGCGTTGACGATTGGAGAATACCGCAGATTGATAACCAATTGATTATGTTAAAGCATACACAGGACAAAGAGCTTGTGATTGAGGCGGTGTGATATGACGAATGATAGATATGTTGTAGAACAAGAGTTTGAACACGCAGGATATAAATGTGTCGTTACATTCAATGCGATGGGGCATAGGTGCGGATATGTAGGCATTCCTAAAAACCACCCTTTATATGGTAAAGAGTATTCAGACTATCTTGAAATTAAGAAAGCAGATGTCGGAGACCGAAAAATAAGCGGTATTTTCCCTTTACTTGGAGCTTGCCTTGATAAAGACGAAAGAATACGAATCGAAGCATATTTTCAATGCCACGGCGGTATTACCTTTGCGGATGGCGGAGAAAATTCAAACTATCCAATAGAAAGTGATTTATGGTGGTTTGGTTTTGACTGCGCACACTGTGACGATGCAAAAGAACTTGAACTCGCTTATGAGAGATTTCCTAATTACAGAGAGCGCCTTGCTATGCAGATTGAGTGCGAAGATAGATTTCACATTGATGGGTTGATAATCCGTACAGAAGAATATGTAGCAGAAGAGTGCAAGAAGTTAGCAGAACAGTTGAAAGAGTTTGAAGAAAGTGAGGTATAGAAATGAGTATTAAGAAGAGAAATTATTACATGGGTGGTAAGAAACATACTGTAGAGCTTAAGTATGACGGATATATGTATACAGTCATATCTGACGGAGTTTTATTCAAGCAGACACCTAATGAACTGTTTGCGGTTCAGGTTTTCAATGAGATTTAGGAGGATTAATTATGGCAGAGAATACAGCAGTTGCGGAAAAGAAAGAAGCTGAAAGCAGAGAGCTTGTAGCAAAAGATTTTACAGAGGGAATGGTTGTTAAAATTAAGCAGAAAGAGAAATTCGGCTTAACATTTCCTAAAGATTACAACTATACAAATGAGCTTATGTCGGCAATGCTTATTTTACAGGACACACAGGATATGAATAAGAAGCCTGTATTACAGAGTTGCACAAGGGCAAGTATTGAAAATGCACTTATCGAAATGGTAACAGACGGATTATCAATAAGAAAGAAGCAGTGTTACCCAGTCGCTTATGCGGGCAAATTAAGCTGTCAGCCGTCTGTTTATGGTGCAACTTGTCTTGCTAGAAGATATGGGCTTAAAGACATTAATGCATCAGTTATTTATAAAGGGGATGTATTCAAGTACCACAAAGAGGACGCAAAGACAATTATTGATTGCCACGAACAGAGCTTTGAGAATATCGACAATGACAAGATTGTTGGTGCTTATGCGGTAGCGATTATGGGAAATGGCGAGAAGATTGCAGAAGTTATGACTATGGCACAGATAAAGACAGCTTGGAAACAGGGATACGGATATAAGGAGACCGGAAACGGAGTTCATCAGAAATTCGCAGACCAGATGGCTATGAAAACTGTTAAGAACAGACTTCTTAAAGCTATCAACAATACTCATAGCGGTTTTGGTAAAGAAGATGATTACGAGGAAATTGGACACGATGAAATGCTTGAACAGGATGTTGCTTACGACATTGAGCAGAACGCAAACACAGTAGATTTTGACGAGGACAGCATAATTGATGTGGAGCCGACTGACACAGCCGAAAAGCAGTCAGAGGAGCTACCGCCGTTCATGCAGAGTAAGGAGGACTGATATGAGAATAATTTCACAGACAGGAAAAACAGATGTTCCTTATGAAAACTTTGTTTTTTCAATATTAAATAGTAGTGGTGGGAATTATGGAATTGTTGCAGTTAAAAATGTCGCAGAGCCACCGGAAGCGTTTATGAACAGCCTTATAGCAACCTATTCCACCGAAGCAAAGGCAATTAAGGCTATGGAAATGTTGAGAGAACAGTATAAGAGATTAGAAACATTGAAACTTTATACGAAGGGAAGTCGTGAAGATATAAGGGAAATATTAACATTAGATGAACTTGGATGCACAATTTTAAAAACTAGAAAGCTAAGTGTTTTCCGGTTCCCACAGGATGATGAAATCGAGGTGTGAGTATGAGAATTATTAAAGGCAAAGAAAAAGAATACAAGGATTGGTACGACAAGAATAGTGACGAATACAGCAGAGCTTGCTTCACTTATGCTGAAAGGTGGGCTGAGCTGTTAGAAGCAGAAATTGACAAGAGCAATGATGTTATGAAGCGTTTTGCTGATAATGCCGACAGATTGAGCCGTGAAGCAGACACAGGGGGCATAACAGGATTTATGTACGGATGCGCAGTTAGTATTCTTTCGCAGTGCTGGGAATACGGAGAGTATTTGAGAAAATGGCACAATAAAGAGTATGACTATGACGGAAAAGGTGTTGTTAATCCAGCGCTTATGAGGATAAGCAAATGAAACTTAAATGCTTAGGCTCATCATCAGCCGGAAATTGCTATCTGCTAACTTCCGACAGTGAAGAAACGCTTATCCTTGATTGCGGAATACCGATTAAGGAGATTAAAAAAGGCTTGAATTGGAACATAAGGGGGATAAAGGGCATGATAATAAGTCATGCCCACCTCTAGACCACAGCAAGTCATTAAACGATTTTAAGGCTATGGGAATACCGATACTTGCCCCATATTTAGGCGATAGCCGTAAATCAATGAATATGGGCGAGTTTACAGTAAAACCTTTTGATTTGACAACAATAGACGGAAGCTGGACACACACAGACGCAAACGGCGAACCTTGTCCAATATTCGGCTTTCTGATTACTCACAAGGAAATGGGAAGAATGCTTTATATAACCGATTGTGAGGTTGTCAAGTGGAAATTTAAAGATATAAACCACATTCTCTTAGGTGTGAACTATGACAAGGATTTAATCGACAGAGATAACACAGGCAAAGCTAATCACGTTTTCAGAGGCCACTTATCCATTGACACAGCTTGCGATTTTGTTAAGGCAAATTATTCAGATAGCTTGCAGAATGTCATAATGTGCCATTTATCAAGTGAAAATGCTGATAGTGGTAGTTTTATCGAGAAGATGAAAAAAGTCGCTTGTGGGGCAAATGTGGATGTTGCAGAGCGTAATAAGGAATGGCTACTTGCTAATCCTAATGAGTGCCCTTTTTAGAAAGAATTGAGAGGTGGAGAAAATGAAGAAAGAAGTTGACGGAGTAGCGGTCGAGACGAAAAGTATTCTGACTGCGCTGAAAATCATTAAAACAGTGTGTGAGGATAACGACTGCCTAACTTGTCCTTTTGGGAAAATTGAAAATGAAAAGGGTTTATGTCTAGTTAAAGACACAATACCTAGTGTGTGGAATATAAATAAACCTAATGATGTGTGGAGGGCATTGGAATGAGCGAAATAAAAGAAGAAAGAGTAACCGATTTGTCTATTATAATGGAAATGATAGATAGTAAACCTTATTATAGCGTGCAGTACAGAAATGTTGGTGAGGATGGCTACAACATCGGGTACAGCTCGTACAATTTAAAAACTGTATTAGAGTTCATTGGTGAATATTTTGAGATAGTAGAAAGTGACAGACAAACCAATGCCGACAGAATAAGGAATATGTCGGATGAAGAGTTAGCAGAATGGATTCGCAATATGTGCGATTTTGAAAAGGATGAAGAGCCCTATAAGTCGATTTATAATCTTGATACAGAGCAGGAAGAAGAAATCCATGACGGTTATGGAGATTTACTAAAATGGCTTCAATCAGAAGTGAAAGTAGAAGAAAGTGAGGAAAAATAATGAACATTGTAACATTAATCGGCAGATTGACTAGAGACCCGGACATTAGATATACACAGGGCGAAAATGCAATGGCAATAGCAAGATTTACGCTTGCCGTTGACAAGAATTTTAAGAAGAAAGACGATAAGGCAAATTTCATTAACTGCGTGGCTTTTGGAAAAATTGCTGAAACAGTAGAAAAGCACGTATTTAAAGGCTCAAAGATAGCAGTTATCGGTGAGTGGACTACAGGCAGTTACAAGAATAAAGACGGAAACACAGTCTACACTAACGATTGCAACATATCTAAGTTGGAGTTTTGTGACAGTAAAAATTCAAGTGGCAGCAGTACAGAACCACAGCCAAAGCCCGATGATAGCTTTATGTCAATTCCTAATGGTATTGACGAGGAATTACCATTTAACTAAGAGCCGGTTGATTACAGGGCAGTCAATAACGGCTGTCCTAGAAAGGAAAAACAATGGATTATACAAACGAAGTATTTGCAGTAATTGCAGAGGAAATATCGAAGTGTAAAGATGGCATAATTACAAGAGCATTTGTAAGGCAGATTACAGGGCTATTGCAAAAAAACGGCATTATACCAATATGCAGTGAAAGATTCATAAGCCTTAACCCTGATGTGCCAAATAATAGTTCTGTCAGAAGAGTTACTGTCTCGTTTGATGAGCTTGATTGTACCGAGCATGACCGAGAAGTTAGAAAACAGGCATACAGAGATTTTATCAAAGAATTTGAGGGCAGAGTTAATTCAAAAGATATATCTGAAAAACTCTTTGAAACTGAATGTGTATTATTGGAGCGTGATAAGAATGGCACAACCTAATTACAGAAAGATATATGCGATGAAAGCTCAAAGAGAAAAGCGCATAAAGGATATGTGCCCCACAATACCGCGTAATAGCGGCATATATGCTTTTACCCGAACTGATGAAGCTGGCATACGCAGAAGTTATGTAGGGCAGGCAGTAAACCTTTTAGAGAGGTGTGCATCACATTTAGGGGAGTATGACCACATAGCGCTAAGCCTTAAAAAACACGGCTTTTATTCGGCTGAAAATCCGTACGGTTGGAAACTTGATTATAAGACATGCCCGAAGTCAGAGTTAGACGATAGAGAAATCAATACTATCAAGGCACTTGCTGATAGAGGCTTTCAGATGTACAACGTTACAGCCGGAGGGCAAGGACTAGGCAAGGTTGTATCGGGACAATATAAACAGCCTAAGACTTATACACAGGGCATACAGCAAGGATATAAAAAAGCCTCAAAAGAAGTTGCACATTTATTTGAATTGCACCTTGACTATAAGACTAAATCCGAACCTCCTAACAAAAACCAAGAAAAAGCACTGAATAAATTTTTGGAGTTTTTAAATTATTGCAAAGGAGATTCTGGAAATGAATGAGATTTGGAAAAGCGTTGTCGGATATGAAAACCTTTATGAGGTATCAAGTTTCGGTCGAGTCAGAAGTGTTGATCGGACAACTATTGGAAAAACGGCTTTTAGTGATGATTCTTTGTATCATTTTAAAGGGAAAATATTGAAACAAGGAAATAAGAAAACTTCCGGAATGCCTTATAAGCAGGTTGTTCTTTATAAAAACAAGAAGCACAAGACTGTTGCCGTACACAGATTGGTTGCAGAGGCATTTATACCCAACCCCGATAATTTGCCTCAAGTAAATCACAAAGACGAAAATCCAAGCAATAACAATGTTAATAATCTTGAATGGTGCACATGTAAATACAATGTGAATTACGGAACTGCAACCGATAGGAGGGCACTAAAGACAAGAAACAATGCATATAATCAAAAGCCTGTTATATGTGTGAATACAAATATTGTCTATCAAAATAGTTATGAAGCAGAAAGAAAAACAGGAATGAGCCTATTCCAATGAAGAAGATAGGGAATTTCACGAAGATAAGTATAGAACTATAGACTAAAAAGAAAGGAAATAAAAATGGAGATTAATGTTGATAAATCAATAGTTTCCAAGAGCATAAAGCATTATGGCGAGGGAATGCAGTCTGTGGTATGCATGGAAGAACTTTCCGAGCTGTCACAGGCAATTAGCAAGGAAATTAGAGGTATAGGTGACAGAAGCAATCTTGTCGAAGAAATGGCAGATGTAATTATCTGCTTGGAAATTTTGAAACAGATTTTTGCCGTAACTAATGTTGAGATTGAAGAATGGGTGAAATTCAAACAGGAGCGCAACTTGAAGTGCATAAAGTACGAGAAAAAAGATTAAAATACATCAACCGAAACTTGAAGAAAATAGGAGATTAATTAAATGGCAGAACGTAGAATGTTTGCTAAAAAAATAACTGAAAGTGACGCTTTTCTCGATATGCCGAGCAGTACTCAAATGCTTTACTTTCACCTATCCATGAATGCTGATGATGACGGATTTGTTAATAATCCTAAGAAAATACAGCGAATGTGTGGTGCTTCCGATGATGATTTTAAACTATTGCTTGCAAAATCGTTTGTGCTCTTATTTGAAAGTGGTGTAATTGTGATTAAGCATTGGAAAATGCACAATTACATACAGGCTGACAGATACAGACCTACTGATTATGTTGAAGAAAAATCAATGTTGGGATTAAAGAAAAATAAGGCATATACGCTTGATGTAAACAAAATGGATACAAAATGTATACAAGATGTATCCGTAGGTAAGGAAAGTATAGGTAAGGTAAGTATAGATAAGAATAGTATAGTTAAGGATAGTATAGTTAAGGATAGTAAAGAAAAAGATATTGATAAATCAATATCTAAAAAGAAAACCGTCTACTACCCTGATGATGCAATGCTAGAGAGTGCTTTTCAGGAATATCTGACAATGCGAAAAAAAATCAAAAAGCCGATATGCACCGACATGGCATTACACCGAGCTATGAACACTATCGAGAAGTTATCAAAGGGCGATAACGATTTGGCTGTTAAGATTCTTAATCAGTCAGTAGACCATTGTTGGCGAGGACTGTACGTGCTAAAGGACAATGAGCCACATTCAACTAACAAGGGTGCTATTGATTGGGATAACGTGTAAAGGAGTGATAAAAATGGTAGAAAAAGAGCGCAGAATGCCACCTAACATTTCAGAAAGAATGTTAGAAGAAAACAGGCAAGCCGGATATAACCACGGATATACAGTTGGCTACAATGAAGCTGTTGACGATGTTGTGAATTTATTTAAATCAAAGACAACAATGGAGAACAATCTTATTGAGGAAATTGCAGAACATCTAAAGGTGGGTGGCAATTCTTGACAAGAGACGAGACAGTTAAAATCATTCGCATAATGTGTGATTGCTACCCCAATTACAAGCCGAGCAATTTATCAGAGACAGTAGATGTGTGGAATATGATGTTGGAAAATTGCACTTATGAACAAGTATCAGTCGCACTTAAAGCATATGTTTTTTCCGATACAAGCGGATTTGCACCGAGCATCGGACAGCTAATTAACAAACTGCATGAGGTTCAAACCCCACAGGAACTTAACGAAATGGAAGCATGGTTCCTTGTTAGCAGGGCACTACGAAACGGCTACTATGGTGCAGTTGAAGAATTTAATAAGCTACCACCGCTCGTACAAAAGGCTGTCGGGAGTCCTGATAATCTTAGGAACTGGGCGCTGACGGACATAAACAGCATTGAAAACGTAGTCCAGTCAAACTTTATGAGAACTTATAGGGTAGTTGTTAATCGGGCAAAGGAATTTCAAAAAATGCCAAAGGATATACAAACATTGATTGAAAGCACCAATAGAAACTCGCATTCGGCTCAAATCGGCTCTAAAAATCAACAGACGATAAAATTATCGCTCGAAGATAATAAAAGCCAAAATAAGCCGATTAAAGGTATTCCAATGCCAAAAGAAATTAAGGAACGTATCGAGCAGATGAAAAGATAGGAGGTAGAGGTTTTGGTCGACCAATTAAAACATGTTTTACTCCTAGCGAAAAATGATAAAAGACAAGTATTCAAGACAGAGATATGAAGAACGAAAAGCTAGCAACCTTTGCGTACTTTGTGGAAAGCCACTTGATAGAGAAGGTGTGGTTTGCACGGCGTGCAACAGCAAACGTACAGCGTACGGCAGAGAGCTTTATAAAAAATTACAGGCAGTTGGTGTTTGCCCTAGATGTGGCAAAAACTTGCTATATGGTGACGAAAAAAGTTGTGTTGAGTGTAGGGCAAAATCAGCCGAAGCCATGTCAAAGAAACGTGCTGCTGATGTAAAAAAATACAATGAGCGACAAAAAGTATGGCGAAAAGCACGATACGAAAAAGACAAGGAAAATGGCATATGCACACGCTGTCGTAAGAGGAAAGCAGACCCAGGGCATACCACTTGCACATTTTGCAGAGAAACAATGAGAAGAGCACGAGTTAAAATGCCCGAAAGAACCGGCAGATATGAACAAGGACTATGTTTTTTCTGCGATAATCCGGTAAAGCCCGGATATAAAGTCTGTGAAAAACACTATCAGCAAAACGTTAAGAATGCGGCTTGCGAAAAGGCAAACTTGGCACGACAGAAGATAAAAGAAAGGAGTCCACAATGGACGCCTTGAAAGATTTTTACGATTTTTACCGGCCACTGCAAAGGAAATATGACTTGCGAATGCTCTACAGAACAAATAGTAAGGAAACAAAAATAACTATCCGGCAGCGCGATAAAGAACTTGTAAAAGTCACAGAAGAAACTACCGAAGCCTGTTTTATCAGGGCAAAACGAGAACTTGAAGAAAGAATGAAGAAATATGAGCAACAAACTGAAACCAAAGAAAAAGCACAAAGAGCCGGATTTTACATGGACAAAATCCGAAAAAGTTACGCTGAAAAACAGTAATATCCGCAGAAAGCTCGTAAGGCGGTCTTTCACAGACTTTATGGATTTGGGCTATTATGTACTGTATTTGCATCATGGATTTGGCAATAAACGCATTGTAAGGCTTGAAAGAACCATAAATGAGTACCTTGAAAGGGCGCAGACTGAAAAAGAAATGAAAACTGAAACACTTGCCGAACTTTTGAAAGTGAGATACGGCATTGATGTGCAGAAAGAGATTAATTTAATCCCAATGCAGCAGTTGATTAGGATTTATCAGAGGAATAATCCACTCGCGATAAACGACACGAGACAGCTCTTAAATGACACGGCATACAGCTACATGACTTTAGCGTGTACGGCACTTAAGCTAATGTTTAAATTGTCGGTTAAGGAAATTAAAGAGTTTATCGCAGAATTTAGGGATTTAATTGACACGCTGTATAAATTTAATCAATTCGGTCTGACATTGCCAAAGGTGGCACAATGCCTTGCTGATGAGGTTAATTACGTTGATGAAAGGTACATAAAGGTGATTGATTAATGACTTACGCATGGGATAACGACAGTACTCAAAATGCTCACATAAAGCAGATGAGAGACGATAGGCAAAAAGCCTACATGGAAAAACACAGAGACGATAAGGCATATGAAAGATTCAAACACATGCCGGATTATGGGAAAGGAGCGCAAAACTATGACAAATAGAGAAAAATTCGCAGAACAGATTTTGGATATTGCTTGTGGCGGTAGCAAAATAGCAGTTGACAAAGCAACATTAGAGCCGGCACCGTGCTATAAATTAGCGTGTGGAGATTGTTTATTTAATACTCATGGTTATGACTATTGCGGAAATGAAGCAGACAAATGGGCGAATAGCGAATATGTTGAACCACCAATTGACTGGTCAAAAGTTGCAGTTGATACACCAATACTGGTAAGAGATAACAGTTTTTCCGAGTGGGGTAAAAGATATTTTGCGAAATATGAGAATGGGGGCGTTTATGCTTGGAGCAATGGAACAACATCGTGGAGTGGCGATAGGTGTACACCATGGAAACTGGCTAAGCTTCCGGAAAGGAGCAGTAATGAATATTGATGAATTTATAGAACGTGCGCAAGAATCAGCTAGAGAGCATCGTTATCATGCAGATTTCTTTGATATAAATAATCCTATGCGTGTCGCTTGCATTAAAAGTGCAGAAGATTGCGAGCAGTTAGCTGAATGGCTTGAAAAATCCAAAGAGTATCAGCAGTTAGAGGAACAGGGAAAACTAATCAAGTTGCCTTGCAAAATTGGAACAGAAGTCTACGACATTAATTGGTGGGATAATGTTCAGGAAAAAATAGTGGTAAAAGGAAAGACATATTACCGAACAGTTCATAAGCACAAGGTGACAAAATTACCTTTCACTTACTCTGATATAGATAATTTTGGTAAAACAGTATTCCTCACCAGAGAGGAAGCCGAAGCCAAGCTGAAAGAATTGAGGTGTAACAATGATTGATTGTAATATTTGCAAGCATAAAGAAGAAGAACATTATTGTATAGAATGCAAACACGGAGAGTTGTTCGAGAGGAAAAACGTGTCAGAACCCCAAAAAATATCAGTTAGTAACGGAAGAGAATATTGCGGACATTGTGGTTATGTGTGTGAATATGCAAGAGGATATAAAAAGTTTTATTGTATGAGGTGTGGCGGACTTAATTTAAGAAGTTGGAAGAATTGAGAGGCGGAGAAAATGAAAGTAGTAATTGACATACCTAACGATTTCACAGGAGATTATATTGTCGATAAATTTAAAGATTTCTTTTCAAGGGTTATTGCGGATATTGATTGCAAAGGTATGTGTGGCAGATACGAGAAAGAAATTGCTGAAATGTTTTTAAAGGTATTTGATGATAGCGAAGAAAAGATTCCTTGTAACTGCCAGCGCAACAGCAATTCAAGAGAGAATGAGCCTTGTTACAGATGTGATAGCAAACAGACCAATGCCGACAGGATAAGGAATATGTCGGATGAAGAGTTAGCGAGTGTACTATTTAGTGGTTGCATTGATTCTATGGATTTGGAAGAGTGCCCTTATGCTAGTGAAAGTGAACTCGATAACAATAAAATTAGAAAAATATGTAAAAAATGCACACTTGACTGGCTTCAATCAGAAGCAGAATAGGAGAGAACATGAGTAGCAGTTATTGGAACGAGGAAGATGATGAGAATATCATCTGCCCTTATTGCGGCAAAGAATATGAACCATCTTATGAAGATACATACATAGGCGATGATTGTGTTGATTGCTACACCGAAGATACCAACACATATACTTGTGAGAAATGTGGCAAGAAATTCACAATGTATGGTTATCAAGCTGGGTGGAAGTATCACACAGAAACGATTGACGAAGAAGCGACCGAGGAAGAAATTGAAGATTTGCAAGAATAGGAGAGAGCATGGACAGATATTTGTATAAGGCAAAAAGACTTGATAACGGAGAATGGGTACAAGGATATTATGTAAAAGGTTTAGATGTGTATGACAAAGAAGTTCATCTAATATTTGAACCTAACACAATGTTTTATTCTAGCGGAGAGACAGACGGATGGTACAAAGTAGACCCAACCACTATCTGCCGATGTACAGGCTTGAGAAGCAAGAACGGCAAACTGATTTGGGAGAATGATATTGTAAAAATAAATAATAGCAAGGGAAATGTGCTCATAACATTTAGAGATTTTGAAATTATATGTACAATTCCTAACGAAAAATATTATAAGCATAGACTTGAATATGATACTGAATATGAAGTTGTCGGAAACATCTTTGATAATCCAGAGTTATTAGAAAGTGAGGAATAATATGACAGCGAAAAAAGCAATTGAATTTTTGCGAATGCATTTTGAGTATCTAAAAGAAAGATGGAAGCCACATCCTGATTACAACGTTTTAGAGGCGATTAGATTTGCAATATCAGCAATAGAAAAGCAGATACCAAAGAAACCATATAAAGACAATGAGAACGGAATATACGAAAAAGAATGTTGTCCTACATGCAATAGAAGTTTATTCCCTAACGACCATCACTGTATATGTGGACAGGCTATCGATTGGAGTGATGAAGAATGACCAACATAACAACAGTAGTATACACTGCACTCATAGTGTTCGGTATAATCGGTCTGACAGAGGTAGCGTTTGCATGGTATGACATTCACGGACGAGATAAGACTGATGATGAGATACAAGAGCAGTGGTGTAGTGAAAATATTAAACATTAATTAATTTATCAGAGAGGAAGTGATGAAATGCAGCAGATAACATTATTCGACATAATTAGAGAGCCTATCAAGGTCACGAAGCCAATACGTCTTATAGAGTTATTTGCTGGCTGAACGGCTACGGAAGTCAGGCAATGGCACTAAAGAGAATAGGCGCAAAGTTTGAGCATTACAGAGTTGTGGAGTTTGATAAGTATGCCATAGCAAGCTATAACGCAGTACATGGCACAGATTTCCCTACAATGGATATAACTAAGGTTCATGCAGAAAATTTGAATATCTGCGACACAAATGCATTCACTTACTTACTTACTTACTCATTTCCCTGTACAGATTTATCAGTTGCCGGAAAACAAGCTGGAATGTCTAAGGGCAGTGGTACAAGAAGTGGTCTACTGTGGGAAGTTGAGAGAATACTAACAGAAATCAGAGATAGTAACGGAGAATTGCCACAGATTTTGTTCATGGAGAATGTGCCACAAGTACATAGTCAGGATAATATGCCTGACTTTAGAAAGTGGCTAGATTTCCTTGAAAGCCTTGGCTACACAAATTACTATCAAGACTTGAACGCTAAAAATTATGGTGTAGCGCAAAATCGTGAAAGATGTTTTATGTTTTCATTCCTAGGCGAGTACAATTACCATTTTCCACAGCCTATACCCCTCAAAAAGAAGTTGAAAGACTATCTTGAGGATAATGTAGATGAAAAGTATTACATCAACAATAAAAAGGCTGACAAGCTGATAAAGCAACTTATTGACAACGGCACATTACCGCAACACAATCTTGACAGACAGACAGACAGACAGACAGACAGACAGACAGACAGACTTGCGTTGACGGAACAATCAATAAGCCACAACAGAGAGAAGTTGCAAACTGTATCAAGGCAAGATATGACTGCGGAATATCAAACTTGCGGTCAGATGGAAACTTGGTTGTTAAAGGATATGGGAGAGACGGCAGAAAAACAGATTGATGTAGCCGTAACTCTTAGGGCAAGAGATTATAAAGCCCTTGATAATTATGGAAGTAATGGAGTGATTGAATGGAAAAACTAACAGATGCTATCGGAATAACGCTTTTTGAAAGCAAAAAATTCGGTGGCGAAAAGGTACTTAGGGGGGGATTTGCCCTACCCTAAGAGCCAATAAAACAAGTAGCGGAGTGATTGAAGTAATGGCAGATGTAAATGTAATAGGCTCTCTTGAAGCAAAATTTGAGAGTACCAACAGAATTTATGATGTGGGGGGGTGCAGTCCGACATTGAGTACAATGCAAGGTGGTAATCAAGAGCCGAAAATTCTTGAAGCAAAGCAGTTAGGATTTATGGATAATGGCACAGGTAAACACCAATCAAACACAGTATATGATGAAAATGCACTTTGCCCTAACATCACAACAGTTGAGGGTGGCGGTACACAACAGATTAAAGTGTGTGAAAGTCGGATAGTTGCTATGCGTGGCAGAAATCCTGATAATCCGTCAGATAGAACTGCGGGAAACCCAACGGAGCAGAGATTAGAAGTAAATATGCAAGATACAAGTAATTGCTTAACGAGTGTGCAGAAAGATAATTTATTACTTGAAAAACCTCAATATCGTATCAGAAAGCTAACACCAAGAGAGTGCGGACGGCTGATGGGTGTATCTGATGAAGATATTGACAAAATGGCAGCAGTAAACAGCAATACACAACTATATAAGCAATTCGGCAACTCGATTGTGGTAGATGTTATGTGCGCTATGTTTAAAAATCTGAATATCAAGCAAGGAGATAGCAATGAAACACTACAAGCCAATTAAATGTGTAGTCTGTAGCAAGATATTTACACCGACCGCAGCCAACCAAAATACGTGTTGCGAAGCACATAGAGAGCAGAGAGCTACAGAATTAAGGAAAATCAGAGAAAAGAAAAGGCTTAAAAGAAAGCCTGTTAAGAAAAACAAACTTGCGGAAATCTGCGAGATTGCTAAGAGTAAGGGCATGAGCTACGGACAATACATGGCAGAACAGTATAAAAAGGAAGTGATGATAAGATGAATAGCAGAACTATAAGCGATATAGAACTAATCGAAAGACAATGTGTATACGAGGACAGCAAGCCGTGCAACAGCTCATGCCGATACTCAAATACTTGTATACATAGCGCGAACAAAACCGAAGAATAGGAGACAGGCTTATGAAGTTTTCAAAACTTACTAAGCCGGAACTTGAAGAAATTTTGAAAAATGCCAATTTCACCGATGAGGAAGCGGAAGTTTTTGAGTTGCTAGTTGCTGATAAAAGCCTTGAAGAGGTATCACAGAGACTATTAATTTCAAAAACAACCACTTCCCGGAGAGTGGCAAACATTAAAGAAAAGATAGAAAGGAGTCAGGCGATGATTAACAAAGTGCCAATATGGGAAAAGGTAACGCTGACGATTGATGAAGCTGCGGAATACAGTAACATCGGAATTAACAGAATCAATGATATGCTTAATAATCCCTCGTGCCCTTTTGTGCTTTTCGTTGGGAGAGGCAAGCGATTAGTCAAGCGCAAGGAGTTTGAAAAATACCTCGAAAAGACAGATAGCATATAGATATATTGAATTATAAGCCATTATGTAGTAATATAGAAATTATCATATAATGGCTTTTGATTTTGAAAGGAGCCATAAATCAGTATGGGAAAGGATTTGAGAGGAAAAGAGCTGGGAGTCGGAATAACCCAGCGCAAGGACGGACTTTATCAGGGCAGATATAAAGATAGGTTCGGCAAGAGCAAGACAATTTACAACAGCAAGTTGTCAGAACTGCGGAAAGAACTTAGTAAAGCAGTGACCGACAATCAACAATTCACAAGTGTTAGAGACAGCATTACCCTTGATGCGTGGTTTGACAGGTGGATGAATGTATACAAGAAAAAGAGAGTGCGCCCCAATACCATTAGGGAGTACACGCATATATATAAGAAGAACATTTCACCATACTTAGGAAACCATGAAATAACATCTATTCGCAAGTCAGATGTGCAGTTACTTATCGACAAAGCTTCTGACGATAACTATAAGTATGAGAGACAGAGCAAAATCAAGGTTATTTTAAACGACATGTTCAGTAGAGCTATGGAAGATGACCTGATGATTAAAAATCCGGCGAAAGGTGTAAAGCTGAGAGCAGACAAAGAAGTTAATGCTTTTGCATTGACAGTAGAGCAACAGAGCGAGTTTTTTGAAGCATGTAAAGGCACATTTTACGACAACATGTATAATGTGGCAGTTAATACAGGCTTGCGCCCAGGAGAACTGTTTGCGCTCACGATTGCAGATATACATATGGATGAGGGGTATATTGATGTTAATAAGACACTTGTGTATCAGAAATACCTTGAAGATAAAGGCAAGACATTTCATGTTGAGCCGCCAAAAACCAAGCAGAGTTACAGACACGTACCAATTAACAGTGTGTGCAAGGAATATCTGACGAAACAATTTGAGCTTAAAAAGATAGTTTCGACACGCAGACCTAAAGAACAGAACGAATATTTGTTTGTTACAAGGTTCAATACACCGATTAATTCGGTTATATACAGCGACTCTATACGTTCAGTTGTAAGACGGATAAATGATACAAAGAGCAGTGACAATGAATTTCCATTTTTTAGCGGTCACACATTCAGACATACGTTTGCGACAAGATGTTTTGAGTCAGGCATAGAGCCGAAAGTCGTTCAATCATATTTGGGCCATGCATCACTGAAAATGACAATGGACTTGTATACACATGTTACACCCGAAAAGTCGTTTGCCGACATTGAAAAAATCGTTAGCACCGACAACAAAATCATAGAATATAGAAGAAAATGTGTGTAGTAAGTGTGTAGTAGTACACACAATCAATTCACAGAATGTTGAAAAATCAACGCTCGTAGGGCATTTTTGTACTAAAACTGGTAAAATTATTATGTATATCAAGGAGTGCCATACGATTTCGTAAATAATGGCGCAATCCTAAGAAAATAAAGGGTCTGCGGGATTTTCGTAAAATCGTAAAAAATATAAAATTCTATGTATTTTAATGTATTTTAATGCAAAAAGTGTGTAGTAACTGTGTAGTAACCACCCCAAAAAGTGTGTAGTAAAAATTGTATATAGAAAAGCCATTATATGACACAAATATGAGAAGAACATGGAAATGCTCTTCTCTTTTTTTATGCCACAATTTAGGCATAAGGAGATGATGCTGTGTTTGACGATGATGTGAGAGAAAAAATATTTGCTAAAAGTGAGTTACAAAAAATCGACCTAATGACATTATCCCTTGTCATTAAAGCGATAGAGGAAGTTTTGGAGGAAAACAAAGATGAACATGCCGTATCAGCAACCAATGATGAATTATACACCTAATTATGGAGCATATCAGTACAACCCAATGGCAAACTATCAGAGATACCAACAGCCTGAACCGACACAAGGCATAAGTGGCAGAGTGGTACAGGCAGTTGAGACCATTAATCCCAACGAGGTGCCAATGGATGGCAGTGTAGCATTTTTTCCAAAACAGGATTTAACGGAGATATATGCTAAGAGCTGGAATGCTGACGGAACAATACGCACATTGACTTTTAAACCGGTTTTGAATGATAAGACAGATATTTTATCGGGTGACACGGAAAAGCTTGAATTTGACCTATCAGAGAAAGCTACAGAGGACATTATGGCAAAGCTCAACGAACTGTCTGAGAAAATTGAGCAATTATCTTTAGGGGCGCAAAGAAAAACTTCACGAGTGCAAAACAAGGAGAGTGAAAAAGCATGAATGTAATGGGAATGGTACAACAGATGATGAGCAATAGCCAAGTAATGAGCAATCCAATGATTAAGAATGCAATGAGCATGGCTCAAAGCGGAAACAGCAAGGGAATTGAGCAAATGGCAAGAAACCTATGCAAAGAAAAAGGCATTAATCCTGATGATGTAATGAATCAGATTAAAGGTAATTTTGGAATATAGCATATGAGAGAACGTGCGCACGGCTCTTTATGAAATAAATTTTGGAGGTAAAACAGATGTTCAACACAGGAAATTGTCCAAGCGTACCCATCGTGGCGAATTTGGACGGAAACAACGGAAATAACTGGAATGACGGCTCATGGCTTTGGTTCCTTATCGTAGTTTTTGCGATATTTGGAGGCTGGGGTAACGGCTTTGGTGGTTTCGGTGGCACTAATGGTGGTGTCGGAAGCGAAATTCAGAGAGGTTTTGACAATCAGGCGGTTATCAGCAAGTTAGACGGCATTTCTAACGGACTTTGTGACGGCTTTTATGCCATGAACAACAGTATGCTCACAGGTTTTAATGGTATTAACACAAATATCATGCAGACCGGCTACGGCATACAACAGGCAGTAAACGCTGATACAGTTGCTAATATGCAGAATACCAATGCTTTACAGTCACAGCTTGCTAACTGCTGCTGCGAGACGAGAGAAGCCATCCAAGGTGTAAACTACAATATGGCAACTAACACTTGTGCTTTACAGAACACAATGAACAATAATACAAGAGATATTATTGACAGCCAGAATGCCGGCTTTAGAAGCATATTAGACTACTTATGCCAGGATAAGATAGCAACACTTACAGCAGAGAACAATGATTTACGCAGAGCCGCTTCACAGGATAGGCAGAACGCACTTCTGACTAGTACAATGGCAGCACAGACAAATCAGATTATCAATGCCGTAAACCCGGCACCAATCCCGGCATACACAGTACCTAATCCAAATGCGTACTATGGCTGTGGTTGCAATACCGGCTGTAATTGCTAAAACTGAATAATTGAGTATCTTAATTGAGTTTAACTCAACCTAAACCGATTAAAAACCATTTTTAGTCGAGGATTAGTCCAAGTTTAGTCAAGAGTTAGTCGAGATTATGTCTGCTAAGCAGTATTACTTATAACCCAAGGGCAGACTATAATGTTTGCCCTTATTTTGTGAAAGAGAGGATTTTATTATGGCTGAATTTTCAAATGTTGCAACACAGACAGTTGCAGTAAACGGAAATGTATTATTTACAGATGCGCCAACGTCTGTATGCAATAAAGGATATATTTCACACAGAACAGGAAGCGGATTAATTAACCTTAAAGGCGCTACCAACACTTGCAAAGCAAAGTACAGAGTAGAATTTAACGGAAATATTGCAGTTCCTACAGGCGGAACCGCAGGAGCAATTTCATTAGCTATTGCTGTCGAGGGCGAGCCGGACTTATCTACACTGGCAATCTCTACACCAACAGCAGTTGAAGCATTTAACAATGTGTCTATGGCAACAGATGTATGGCTTCCTTGCGGATGCTGTCAGGCAATTTCTGTCAAGAATACATCTGCACAGGCTATCAGTGTTGCAAATGCTAACATCACAGTAAATCGAATTGGTTAGGGGGGCGAGAGTATGCACGTTGAAAGAATACACAAAATGCAGGAGTGTCTTACAGAGAAAGCTGTCAACGAGCTTGAAAAGGGCGTTGAGAATGTTGACACTTCCGAGATGGGACAGGTCGTAGATATGATAAAAGACCTTGCAGAAGCTGAGTATCATTCAATAATTTCCAAGGCTATGAAAAAGGCTGATGAAGAGGAAGAAGAGTACGACAAAGAACTCCTAAGAAGCCTTAAGGCAGAATATGGCGAAGAAAGTGGTAGAAGATATTACGACCAATATCGCTATGCAAATGGCAGATTTGCTCCTAAAGGTCGTGGAACACGTAGGGGATATGAAGAGCCGCCATATTATCACATGCCGGTAAACTACAACGACATGGAGTATATGCGTGACATGGATAAGAGCCGAGGTAAGATGTACTACTCTGAACCAATTGCACCACATGTGAGTGAAAGCAATTATGACAGAGCAAAGAGACATTATACCGAGACAAAGGAAATGCACAAAGGAGCTTCAACAGAGGACAAAGAGCATAAAATGAAAGCTCTTGACATGTATATCCGTGAATTGAGCGGAGATATATCGGAGCTTTTAAATGACATGACACCCGATGAACGCAACCTTTTGCGCACCAAGATGAGCAATCTTGCATCAAAACTGTAATTATTAAGGCTATGGGTAGTAATGCTCATAGCCATTTTTAGAGGGTATAAGCATGGATATAAGAGTTAATGATACATTGTGGCGCATACAATTTAAAAAGCCCACGTCAAGCGAATTAAGGCGGTCAGACGGCACAATAAGTTTAGGAGTGACCGACAACACAACCAAGGCAGTAACGATAGCTGATAATGTGTCTGATTACATGGCTGACAAAATACTATGCCATGAGTTAGTGCATGTGTACTCATTCTCATACGGCTGTGACATTGACATAGAGACAGAGGAAATAATCGCAGACTTTATGAGCTTATATGGACGGAATATTGTATACACGGCTGACAGAATATTTGATTTATTGGAGCAAAAATATGGATAAAATAGACAGACTATTAGAATACATACACCGGACTAATCCGGAAATGACACGGCAGAAATTGATTGAGAAACTAGGGGAGAGCGACTACAGTGCCAAGAGCATTTATTTTTTGGCGATTCAAAATTCAAAAAAATCCTAAAATATTTTGATACCCCCCTACCTTTGACTTTTTTGATTTCAAAAATCCGTTCGCAAAATTTTACAAAAACTTGTCGAGAACTTGCAAAGAACTCGCACCACACTTTAATTGAGTGAAGTTTTCTGAAAATTCAAACATTTTCCATGAGTTGGTGCGCCCGACTTGTTAGATATTGCACCCGGCACAACTTGCCACGGCTTGACGGCTTGCAATGCTATAATTATATTTTTAGACATTGTAAACGGCTTGTTTTGTGGCGCATTTTAGCGCACTCGATAAAATCCACGCTAACACGCTTTAAAACCCTTAAAACGTCAAATACACGGCTTAAATGTGTATATCATAAAATCATAGAATATTTTTGTTTATTTGTCAATGTACTACAGTACCCGGACTTATAGCCGGACAACTTGCGACAGTTCGACAGCACGCCAAAAAGGGATATAAAAATATCCCTAGTAATAACGCGTTATATATTTCCCGGCTTGATAGTCACAAAATAGCGTGACCGGGTGAACGTGTGCGCGCTTTTCAACAACTCGCAACCATTCACCGCCCCTTTGAACTGTGATTTTTAGTTCATGTGACTCCATCCATTCTATACAATCATACTTGATATAGCTAAAATCGCTTATTTTTGGCATTTCATAGCCTAGCGCCTTGACGCGCTTAAATATTTCCTTTTTCCCCAAGTATTCATAATTAGACATAATACACCCCCCTATCTATAACAAGCCTTAATTATTGGGCTTATATAGTTTTTATGCTGTAGATAATTGGAGAAGGCCGTCCGGCGGTATTCCTTGCCACTAATAAGCGCGGTAACATCGTCACACGCGCCAGACTCTGCGACAGCTCTAAAAATGTCTGTTATTGCTTTACGCGTGGCGCGCTCACTTGCTTGATATTCCGGCGCGCTTTGATATTTGCCGTTGTAGCGTGCTCTAATTTCCATTTCTACAGCGTCAAGACTGTTTAGCTCGTTATCCATTCATTAACCCTCTTTTCTGTTTTAGTGCGTGGTTTATAGGCTACTTTTTGACCTTTTCGCGGTTCATACGTGCGTTAATCTGTTTTTATTAGGTGGTAACACAAAGCACCTATAAAGGGCGCACAATTATTTTTTCAAGCATTGCACCTCTTGAGCCTGATATAAATATAAAGGCATTTATAAGACCTCTTGGCGCGATTATTTACCGGACGCGCGGACGGAGTGCAATATATACAGCCGTAAAGCCGTATAAAAGCACCTATAAAAAATATTGAATTGATTAATATAAGACCCGAAAAGCCTTATATATAAAGCTAATAGCCGGAATCGAACCGGCTTAAAAATCCCTTGATATTAGCTGTTTAATAAAAAAATAAAAACAAACCACCATAACCAATAACAAGGCATGATATAAAAAGGCTTAAAGCCTTTAAAAGCTCGATTAAATCTCTCATAACTACGCCCCCTTAATTCCATGCTACCTCATTGTAGATATTTTCATATGCCGGGAAATATTCCGGGCACAACGCGCAAAAATGTAATTGTGTGTTTTTGGCCTCCGTTGGCGTCTTGCCGTTGTGCAATGCCTGGCAAAACATATTTACAAGTTTACTTTGCATTTTGCTAAAATTTTTCAATTTCAAATAATCATCTAAGTACATCACAGTAAAATAATAACTATAAGAATTGCCTCTTATATATAAATCTTTTGCTCTAAAAAGAGACTTTAAAAAAGCTTTTTCGTTGTAACTATTGGCGCAAAATTCATAGCCCTTGAAGCCACCCTCGAAGTTTACAACGCTATAGTTTAAATTATTTCTTTTTGCTATTTTTTCAATTTTATATCTCATATATTTACACCTCTTTAATATAAAGCCGGTGAACTCACACCGGCTTATTTTACTTAATTCCAATTAATTGCTAAATGCTCAAAAACCTTTTCGATGTCTGTTGAGCTGTCCGCGGTATAATCTCCAATAGCTTTATTGTTAATATAACAATTCCCCCAATATTTCCCGGTCAAATCGTTAAAAAATATATTGATTTTTTCAACCGCTTTTATTTTATCATTGTGCCACATGTCTATATTAATCATGTTTTATCCCCACTCCTCAACATTTTTATAATTATCTGATTTATGAATTTCTGCGCGGTAAACGCTGTATAATAAATCATTTAGTGCCTTATAGAGCGCCGTTGCGCAAGTTGCTTGCTCGTCACACTGATATAGATAGCATTCTAGCTTTTTGATAAATCTATATCTATCGAGCATATACAAATTTTTGCCATCGTTGGAAAAGTCCGGTATTTCTGTTGTGCTTTCGTTATACCTTGACGATACAGCCAAATCGTTAAAGCGGTATAAAACGCGTGCTATTTTCCTAGTTTGATAAAATCCGCTTTTACCGTCACAATTTCTAAATTGGTTTTTAAGTTCTTTAGTATTTAAACTTATACAGTTGCTATTGCTTGAGTTGTCCAGTATATAGCGAATTGACTCCGCTATATCTGTTATTGATTCGATTGATAATATATATGAACTCATAATTCACACCCCCAATTAATAATAAAAGCCTGAAATAGCTTGTTTTGTTGTGCCCTTAATAACTATGGTCATCAGGTGTGAAAAACTGTCCAATGCAAGCCCATAATTATTAAAATCGTGATTAAGCTTCTCAATTCGCTTGCTACAGCTCAAGGATAAATTTTTTGTACTTCTTTTGTTGCAAGTGGTACTGTCATTTTCTAAATAGCTTAATCTATCTAAATCTGCATTGAGTCTATAAAAGCGGTTCATAAGATGTTTAGCGGTTTCCGGGTCTATGCTATATTCATTTATAGCAAAGTCAAGTTCTCTTTTTCTGAGTTCTGCGATTGTTAATTTTCTCATTTTGTTGCACCATGTCAGGAAATATGCTAAAATTCCCTTACCTTTCAATTATTTTTTGTTTGGTGCCTGTCGTTTGGTTGTCAGCTCTGCGACAGGCTTTTTTATTTTGTTCCTTGCCTTTCGGCTTGACTAAAGTATATCAAACATTAAGCACTAATACAATTGGCATAATACATAAAATTAAGCACTAATACTTACACTGCTTTTGTGCATTTTGATTAAGCACTAAAAATATATTGATATTAAGCACATTTTATAATATAATAATATAAATAAATGTAGAAAAGAGGCGTATTAAATGGATAATATAAAGGAAATACAGGCAAAGAAAAATCGTGAAGCCGTCAAAAAGTGCATGAAAAATAAAGATAGAATAAATATTATTCTGCCTCTGGGAACAATAGACAGAATAAATGCATACGGACTAAAAACAAGTGCTTTTGCCCGAGAACTTATTTTATCGGAACTTGACAAAATGGATAGAATGAAGAAATAACCATATTACATATAAGGCACTAATATATAGTGGTAAGGGTGTAAAATGACAAGGCAAGAAGTAACCGCAAAAATATCACAGCTCATCAATTATAATGTTAATAAAGAGGGCATAACCTGCAAAGAACTTGCAGCACGAAAAAAATTAAATTACAAATCGATTAACGCATATGCTAACGGCTCAAGAATACCGCGCTTACGTAATTATATTATAATATATGCAATGTTTGCGGATAATTTAACGAGGTGCGAGGCGGAAAAAGTAGCAACTAAAACAATTAATAGTTTTCTCGATGAGATTGCAATTTTATTTTCAAAGGGCTATAGATATGCGGATTTTGAGCAGATAACAGGAATCCCGGACGCAATTTTTTATAAATATAGGAAAAGATTAGTTAAAGATGTATCATTATTGCATGCGATAATTGTAATTAAGTGCTTTAATCTAAATTCCAAAATTCCGGGCTTGATTGATTAAGCACAAAATGTATAAAAAGGTATTGACAAATTAAGCACTAATACATATAATGTACTTGTAACAAGTCAACAAGTTTGAAAGGAGATAAAGCATGAGCAAATTTAAATTGATGACAGAAGAACAAAAAGAAGCGATTGAGTGGCTAAGAGTTCAAAAGGAATTTTTAAGCGACAACAAAAGGGATATTTTTATCTCCGAAAGTGGCAATTATCCGCTTATAGTTGATTTATTAAGCGAGACAAGCGTTAACAGTATTAACAATTGCTTGAGTGGCTGCAATTTGCCCGTAATTGGCTTCGAGCCGGTTGAAGATGTGGCAGACGATAGCACGTATAAGTTGGACGGCTTGAGCTACGAAGAGGCTGAAAGTCTTGCACTTGGATATATGGGCCGTGCAGACAAGTTAATTGATAAATACCTGGATAAATTCAAAGTCGAATAGATAACAAAAAATCAATAATTGGAGGTATAAAGAGTACGAGAAACTTTTTGATAACTAAGAAAACATATAAATGTGGCAAACTTGCCGGATTTGAAATCCTTGGTATGGTTCAGGGCGATAATTTCCCGGCATACGATAAAGAGACTGCAAAAAAGCTATTCGGCTGTGAGTATGTGGATGTTATGGAAATTCCTGAAAAATGCCACATCAAAGTATTATAAAGGGGTGTAACTATGAGAGAATTTAAAATATATGGAGAAATTGGAAGCAATCTATTATATATAATATAATTAATATATATATGTGTGATGTGGTATATATTAATCAATACAGTTATTGTTATATATCCAATAATTCTATATATTGACAAAATAAGTATATTTGATTATTATTATTTTAAATTTAATTAATAAGCGAATGCCGGATTGCTCGTATTACTTGGAATTGCTCCAAGTGGTGCGGGCTTTTTTATTTTGGTTTTTGGGGGATGTGCTACATGTCGGATCAGATTGAAATATATGAAAACGATTTATTATTTTATCTAAATGAATTTTGTGAAGTTAATAAGATTGAGGATATTAAAAAAGAATCTCAAAGTGTATGGAATAGTGCTTTGTATTATATCCAAAAAAAGTTATTTGATAGTAATTATTTTAAATCTAAAGATAACTACAATACAAATAATAAAGTATTTAAAGAGAGTAATTATAATAGTTATAATTTTGAATTAGTAATGTATGTATTAGATATATATATCTATGATATGTGTATGAAGTATGATAAAGAGGTTAGTATATTGGGTTTTAGTTCATTAACTGGTATTCCTGATAGTACTATTTACGATTGGGGGAAGAATACGCTAAGCTCGACCGCATCGGAAATTTTGGAAAAACTGAGAAAATATCAAGAAGAGAGTTTGTCTAATAAGCTCGTGACTGGGGCAAAGAACCCAGTCGGAGTTATTGCAATACTCAATAGGCGTTACGGCTGGGCTTCGCCATATACAAGCGATAGCAGACAGCAAGCGCGAGCATTAAGTGCTAATGAATTACCACAGTTAGGCGGCTCAAATAGTCAGAATATTAAAGCATTATCGAGTAATAACATGGTTGATAATGCCAAGTAATTGTATATACAACGTACACAATTCTAATCCCTTGATTTATAAGGCTTTGCGGGCTATTGAATTATTACAACTATTCACAAAACAGTTGTTTAGCGAAGAGTTGAAAGCATAGAAGTAAATTGTATATGCAATAGATACAATTTAAAATGCTCGATGCTTGAGAACTGAACGGCGCACGTATCGGGCACCCTGGGGGTCTACAGGAAAAGCGAAAAACCGCCCCACTTAGCCCCCAAAATATCCGCCAAAACAAAAAGACCTTTACCCATACCTCAATCGTACCAAGCAGTATTTATTATTATAACATAAGTTATATATTAATTAAACAACATACACAATAATAATATATATACATACAACTACGATAAAATATTAGTTATATATAATATATAACAGTAAAGGAGCTAACAGAGATGAAATTAACAGGATTTGAGTCGAGCAAAATTAATTCCGATATGGTAAATCACCCTAGCCACTACAATTTGCCTGATCGTAAAGAGTGCATTGATGAAATGATTGACATTTACGGACTTAAGGATGTGGCTAAATGGTGTGAGATTACTGCATACAAGTATAAATATCGTGCCGGACATAAAGGTTCTGTAGTTGAGGATATGGGCAAGGCTTCATGGTACATAATTAAGGCTCGCGAGCTTAAATCTAAACGTAGATGGGAGATTTTCGGCAAGATTGTTTGTAAATTCATGCCAATGTTTCTTAAGGGCCTGTATACATGGATAATTTTATTTTGTATGTTTTACGGAATACTCTTTTCTGACCGATACTCAATGGTAGTCTCAATAGTGTTTTTAGTTCTTGCGTGCATAGCTGAGTCAGTATTTAAAGAAAATAAAGACGATTAGATTTTGAGGTGTAAATCATGTTTGTACTAAAAATTACAACAACAGTATGGCTGGCATTAATTGCGCTTGGAATGACAAGTGCTACATTAAACGAAAAAGAGACAGTTACCACAAGGCTCATTAGCATTGCCATAATGTTCGGTCAAATACTTGCCATAGCATTCATGTGGCAGTAGATATAGGGCATTCGCCAAGCGGTAAGGCACGGGATTTTGATTCCCGCATTTCGTTGGTTCGAATCCAACATGCCCTGTTCGGGGTTTACTTGGTTCCCCGACATTGGACTTAGTAGTTCCTTTCGTCCTCATAGCGGAAAGCTGTTAAGAGCCGTCACAAGGCTCGTGAGGGTTTAATCGTGTATAATCCCACAATGCACGAGCGTGAAAACCAACCTGTCGTAAAGACATCTGTAATAGGCAGAGTAGACATATATACCCCCTTTAATTAATTGTTAAACTAGGGCAACTCAAATCATATGAGTCTTAGGTGAGGTGCAATTCCTCACATGTCCTTTGCTGTAGGTTTCGTTAGTTCTTTTCCTACAGCACATACAAATTTATATCTCCGGAGGGTGTAGCCACTCCTTAGACTTCACCCTCATTGTTGGCATGTAGCTCAGTGGTAGAGCAGTCGGCTATTAGCTGATTTGTCGTGGGTTCGATTCCCAACCTTGCCGATTAATTATTGGTTCAAGTAGGCGACAAGGCTTGATTAAATGGGCGGTACAGAAAATGCGCTGCTAAGTCCTGCCAATAAATTATTTGCCGATATGGGATAATGGTATTCCAGTAGCTTGCTAAGCTATCCAACAGAGATGTTGTCTGTGTTCGATTCACAGTATCGGCGTTGGTCGGGGGACACCGACTATTGATGTGTATGCAAAAGGGTAAGCAACGAATGGTCAGGAGACAGGCATATGGATTAAAAACATTTGGGTTTTGCCTATGGGTTCGATTCCCTCCAACGTAAAGAGTGCACGCTTTATGTGTGGTTCAAATCCACACCACATCAATTACAACAAACTAGGTGATGCAGACCGAAAAGCACAAGCCTTAGTGCCTGTTTGTTGTTTTGTTAATAAGGCTATTATCAGAAAGGCAGGTAATAAATATGGATAAAAGCTATATTAGAGAAATTTTTGAACAAAAAAGAAGAGATGATAGATTAATAAAATATGGCGATATAATTGATGAAGAAGCCGTAAAGATATTAAGCTTAGCGAGTAGAGCAAATATAGACAAGGCTTTTTATCAATACACAAGAAGCGAGATTGCTAGTATGGATTCATCATATATAATTTGCTTCAAATGTCCAAAATGTGGAAAAACGCAAATAAAAAGGGCAATTAAAGCAGATGTGCTGGACATTGTTAAAAGAATTAAAATGAATGACTTTAACCGATACACAAACGAAATGGACAAATATCTATGTGAGGAATGTTATCATTCGTTTTTGAGAGAAAAGGAAGAAGCTAAGCAGAAACAACTTGATGAGAAAAAACGCTTAACGAAAGATTACATAAATTCATTTTTATCGCCAGACAGAAGCTTCAAGGAAGATGTCAAACCCTATACAAAAATAAATGACATTATGCAACCGCCAAAATATCAGATGAAATATGCTCCGATTCTACCATATTATGAAGAGGTGGAAAAGGCTATAAAAGCAATGGATTACCACGACTTTTTAAAAACACCATTTTGGGACGGAGTGAGAAGCTATAAATTAAGAAATGCAAAATATTGCTGTGAACTATGCGGTAAAAAGGTGTTTTGAATGTGCACCATAAAACATACGAAAATCACGGAAGAGAATTTAACCGAGATATTGCTGATAGTGACCTTATTGTTTTATGCCGAGAATGTCATGAGAAATTTCATGATAAATTAAGCGATAAGGAGGTGCGTTAATTATGTCAGTAATCAGAGTGCATAAAAGCAAAAATTACACAGTTATGAGTAATACTCATTTAAGAGACAAAAGGTTGAGCTTAAAAGCAAAAGGGTTATTGTCTGTAATGCTTTCATTGCCCGATAATTGGGACTATTCAATAGCTGGGTTGGTTGCAATAAGCAAAGAGAATGAAACAGCCGTTAAATCGGCTTTAAATGAATTAAAGGATAATAATTATGTTGTGGTTACCAAAGAGAACCCAACAAAAAGCAATGGTGGAAGAATAAAGTACACTTATGAAGTTTACGAGGAACCACATAAACAGAGAGTAGATGGACAAGGGTTAGAAAATCTAGGGGTTGAATGTCAACAGGTAGAAATCCACGGACAATTAAGTACTAATGGATTAAGTACTGATGAATTAAATACTAATAAACAAAGTACTGAAAGATTAAATACTGAAAAGGTACATACATCAACTAACATTGATGGAAAGGTACATACATCTGCTTCCGAGAAACAGACGGCAAGAGTTACCCGACAGGATATGCAAGCAAAGAAAGATGATATGGTCCATAGGTTCTTTACAATCTGCGACAACAGTATTGAAAATAAGACAGTCGGAGAAGTAGTCAAAAACTCATTCCGTAGATACATGAACCTGTACGAAACATATTTTTGCAAGGTTCACCCAATCTTGACGGATAAGACTCTGACTAATGTATGTCTGTCGCTTTCTAATGTGACCGATACGGAGCATAATCACTTTGAGTGGACAGATGTTTACCTAGCAGACGAAACAGGGCTTACTGGGCTTGATAGAATGGTTAACGAGCATTTCAGACGAGCACATAGAAGGGAGACTAACTACTCGATAACGCATTTTGCTAAAAGCGACTATCTGCTACAGTTGGCACAAGGCATTATTGAATATTAAACGGAGGTATAAGTATGGCAAAAGGAGTTAAGACACGAAACATCGACTCATTCCGAGAGGGATTGATGGAATACGCATATGGCAGATGTTCACAGGCAGAAGCAGCAAAGATAGCCGGTATGAGCGTACCAACATTTAGGAAGTACGCAAATATGCATTTTTTAGGCATTCCGTTTCCTGACACGCTGTTTAAGGCAAAGGAAGGGTGAGAAGCATGTGTGAGTTTTGCGAAAATCCTACAAAATGGAATACTGATGATTATAGCTTAGTTCCAAACAGAAACTTATCAGATGGGGTTATGCAAGCGGAAGATAACACATATCAGATTGGTATGTTTGACAGCAATTCTGATTGTTGGGAAGTTATGGATATCGACTATTGCCCTATCTGCGGAAGAAAGTTGGTGGAAGAATGATATTGTGCAAAATAGCATTGTTTATTTACTATCTCTTATCGTTATGGTTCATAAAGAAATCCAAAAATATTAGAGAAGTCGCAGAAGTGGGTTTTTTAAGTATTATATTTCTCTTGACAATGATTGTAGCGAACATTTAAGCATATAGAATAGGTGGTGGAAGAATGAATGAAACTATTTTATATATTTCAAAATTAGAACAGGATATACAAAGTTTTCTGAAATATCTTCAATCAAAGCTGAAAGCAGAGCAAAAGGAATGTACTCTGGATGAAAAACACGATATTTTAAAAGTACCAAAATATTATGATATTGTCGGAAAGAGCATTTACGGCAACAGACTTGGGATAGGCTATGGATATTGCAAATATTATTGCTTTTCAGAAGCATATGATAGAAATAAATACAGCAATGCAGAAAATGAAAGACTTAAAGAAATTCTTATGCACACAAGAGAAGGTGCGGAGAAAATATCGGGACTTGATATTTTATGTATGCTAGGGTTGGTTTAAAAGGCGGTGGAATGATGGTTACACAGAAAGATGTCCACAATAATATAGTTGTAAATGCAAGCGCTTGGCAGAAAAGATATTTATCATTACAATGCGGTGGAAACGTTGAAAAGATAAAGGAAGTTGAACAGACAATGGCTAATATGATTAACGGCATTAGCAAGGCGCTTGAAAATAGCGGAACGGATTATTTGAATAAACTTGATTTGTGAGCGAGGAATTTTATGAAACATCAAAAAGAATGGCGCACTTGCGACAGGTGCGGAAAAGAAATAAAAGCAGGGTTATTGGGTACAAACTCAATCACAAGAAATGGCGTATTGAGTACGACCTACGATTTATGCAATGAGTGCATGGAAGATTTTTGGGGGTTTATGAGAAATGAAACTGACAGTCGGAAATAGCGTATATGAAATGAAGACAGAACAATTAAAAGCTGTTTTACATGTTGCAAGCAAACAGGTTCCGTTTGGAATTTATGCAATCAGCAAAAAAGGCATAGCTATTCTTTTGAAGGAGACCTATTCCACCAATGAGGAGTTGAAAAAGGCCGTTTCTGATTATGCAATGAAAGGATTTAAGGTTTATTATAATGAGCATGGCAGAAGTAATTAAATCAATAGAGCGTGAAGCACTTAGAGAAGCACAATCGCACGAAATAGGCGGTAGAAATGGTAAGTCGATAGACTGCTCCACTTTAGGAGATGAACTTGCTATTGAGGCAGATATTAAAGCTGACAGGCAAGAGATTTATGAACGTTTGTATAAGCAAGAGGCTATTGAACCGAATAATAAAAAATGTAATTTGACCTTTTGCCGATATAATACAGACAAGGAATGCACCAATGACAAAGAGAGAAAAGAATGTGTCGAAGCTTCAAGAAAGGCATTGTACATAAATGAAGAAAACAAGAAGTAAAATAATCATTAAAACAAGAGCTGGCGGTTACACAAAGATTTATGCCAATGGAAAATGGCAGAAGAAAGTACGTGTTATTGATTATCATGCAGAATGTAGTAACAAAGGTGGTATAAAGGTTACTTGCGAATTTGATAGACTGAAAACTGATAAAAATGGTTCAGTTATCTACGATGAAGCCAAAAAAGATTTTGCAAAAGAACACGTAGTTGCAAGAATTTAAGGAGCAAAGTTATGAAAATATCAGAAATGAATAACTGCATTGAAAAAATGCGGGAGTGTTACAAGTTTGATGATGATAAAACGGAAATACGGATTGGTGATATGATGAGTGGAAGTAACGGATATGTAACTGTCGGCGCAAGGGATGAAAACGGAACACAGATTGAAATGACAAGGCGTGCGGATGAATTAAACAAGGAGTGAGATTATATGTTAATAGTTACATTACAAGATGATATAGACAACTTATACGCCATATGGAATACAGTTACAGACCGATTTTTAGGGGTTAATTTGGATAGAGACTTTGCAATGGACGCAATAATACAATATAAGCATTGCTCTATAGCGGAAGCTAATTCAAGACTAGACAACCCACAACCATTTTCTGACATTGCTAAGGCTATTTGCAATAGCAATATTAAAAGTGCATTAAATGTACTACGCACAAGATGTCACGAAAACGCAAGAGATAGTTTTGATAAAGGCAATTATGGAATTTTGCATATAGTTACAGCAGATGAATTAAAATAAATAATTGCTGATTATCAGTAGAAAGGGATTATTATGAAGAAGAAAATTATAGCAATTGTATTAGGATTGACATTGTGCTTAGGAATGACCGGATGTGCGTCATGGGACAGAGCAGTAACAGGTATGAAAAGTGATGTAAATGGCGGTATGCAAAGAACAATTACTGTATACACGGCAGATGGTAAAGAACTTGCAACATACAAAGGCAAGATTGACATTGATACAAACGATGGCGGATATGTTAAGTTTGATTTTAATGGCAAGAGATATATCTACTACAATTGCTTTGTAGAAAGCATTGCAGATATTGATTAAGTGATATTACCGACTACAAATTGATTGTAGCCGCTAACCTTAGAAAGTTAAAGGCTGATAAAACATAGAAAAGGAGATAGAAGCTATGAAGAAGTTATTTGTAAGTGTGCCGATGAAAGGCAGAACAGAGGAAGAAATCAAAGCAAGTATTCAGAAAATGAAAAAGATTGCTGAAATATACGAGGGCGAGGAATTAGAGCTTATCGACAGTTATATCGAGGATAATCCACCTAAAAACAACAATGAAGCTGTATGGTATTTAGGTGAAAGTCTTAAGAAGCTGGCGCAGGCTGATGTGTTCATAGGAATTGCGGAGAACTATGATTGGAGTGGCTGCTGCATTGAAAGGGAAACAGCAGAAAGATATGGCATTAAAGCATATATGATTCCAGCAAGATATGTAATTGATGATTATAATGCACTTGTGCAGAAATTACATCCGGCTGTCCGTGACGTATTATTCTAACAAAATTTTACCGGCTAACAAATAGAGTTAGTTGCTAACCTAGAAAAATTATAGGCAGAGGTCTATAAGCACCTTTGCTGAAAAGTGGAGGTGCTTTTCTTATGGCTAGTCAGAGCCTTATTTCTACAATCAATGGATATGAAAATTACATAGAAAAAAACGGAATAGATGAACAGGTAATTAATGCCTATGTAGACGCTTGCAGTGTAGCCATAAATGGCGAGAAAGATATTGAGTATGGACTACAACTCACTAAGAGGGCAAAAGAGCTTATAGAGGACTTCTGCACGGCTAAAACAGGTGGCACGATTTGGGATTTGGAAAAGTATGCGTTTGCAAATAAAACGGAATATGAGCTGATTAATTGGTTTTATGATATTTTACTGATTGAAGCTCAACACAAAGTTGTTGATAGCGGATTTAGATATCTTGAAAAGAAAAGAGAGCCTAAAGAACGATTTTATATGCCACGTCGCAAACAATTCTTAAAAATGGGATTAATAGAAGCCTTACAGGGCATGATTGATGATAAATACGATATATTGTGCGTGTCATTAATACCTGGAGCGGGAAAGACAACTATCGAAAAGATGTTTAACGCTTTAGTAGCTGGTTGGTTTCCTAATGATTTTTGCCTTTTTTACTCCCATTCTGGCGACATTACACGAATGTATTATGATGGTGTATACGATATTGTTACAAATGCTGATGAATATGCATGGAACGAAATCTTTCCTAGCCTTACAGTTACAAGCACTAATGCAAAGTTAGAGCAGTTCAATATCGGCAAATATAAGCCATTTCCAAGCGTACAATGTACATCTGTAGGAAGTAAGAATGCCGGTAAAGTTCGTGCAAGTAAGTTTTTACTTGTGGATGATATGATAGGTGGTATTGAAGAAGCACTTAATCCTATGGTACTTGATAAGCTGTGGGATAAATATGCAGTAGATGCCAGACAAAGAAAAATCCAAGATACAGACGGACATAACTGCAAAGAGATACATATTGCTACACGTTGGAGCGTACATGATGTTATCGGAAGAATACAGAATATGTACGCAGGAAACAAAAGAGTTAAGACTATTGCTGTGCCGGATGTAGATCCAGTAACAGGTGAGAGTAATTTTGACTATGAGTATAGTGGATTTACAAAAGAGTTTTTTACTGACCAACAATTACTCATGGACGAAATATCTTATAGATGTTTGTATAAACAAGAGCCTATCGAACGTGAGGGGTTATTGTTTCCCGATGATAAAATCCGTAGATACTTCAATCTGCCACATGGTGAGCCGGAAATTATCACAGCTCAATGCGATACAAAAGGAAAAGGCACAGACTATTTTGTTATGCCAATACTTCAAAAATATGGCGAGGACTATTACTGTGTTGATTGCGTGTGCGATAATACGGCAGACTATGAAATGCAGTATGAAAATGCGTCAAACACATTAGTCAATAATCAAGTACAGGAATGCGAATTTGAGCGTAATGCCGGCGGTGACAGAGTGGCTATGGAAGTCAATAAGCGAGTTGAAAATAAAGGGTGGATATGCAACATCACTGATGTACCGACAGAGACAAATAAGGAAGCACGTATTTTTCAGTGTTCTAACTGGATTTTACAACATATTATTTTCAAAGACCAATCACTTTATAAGCCCAATGAGCCTTATGGAGTAATGGTATCACTGCTGAAACGATATTCAGTAACAGGCAAAAAACAGCTTGATGATGTTCCTGATGTTTTTTCAAACTTTGCATTAAGAATGACGCAAGGCAGTAGAATAGCAAAGGTTGAAGCAGTACACAATCCGTTCAGAGGAGGGCTTTATTAATGACAAAGGAAGTTTTATCACAGTATTCAGATTTGCAAGAGGAAATCAAAGAGGTCAGAAAGAAAATTGCTAAATTGCAAGACGACCTTGAAAAGATAGAAAGCGGAGAAAGCGTGATTGATACTGTGTCGGGCGGTATGGGCGGCACACAGCACTTCAAAATCGAGGGCGTGCCATACCCTGAATACGGACGCAAGCGCACATTATTATACTCAAGAATGACTACGTTACAGCTTTTACAAGATGATTTGCTTGAAAAGACAAACGATGTAGAGGAATTTATAGCAAGCCTTGATGATAGCAGAATGAGAAGAATAATTAATTTTAGATTTTTAGAAAATAAATCATGGTTGCAGACAGCATATGCGCTTGGCGGTAAAGCCACAGCAGATAGCGTAAGAATGGAGTTTGAAAGATTTTTTAAAAAAATGTAAGTTTGTTCGTTCGGTTCGCTTAGAATGTGATAATGTGTAAGATGAAAAAATGTAATTCGTTCATTGCGAAAATCTCTTTTAGAAATGGCGCTCACAGATTGTGGGTGCCATTTTTAGTGAATCGAGGGCGACATGAATATTCAGAATATTAATATTGTTCCAACAGGAAAACGAAGTGTAATGTGCCCTCGTTGCGGAAAGCTATTAACGTGGGTAAATAAAAACGATAAGAAGCACCACAAAGTAATGTGTACGCACTGCCGTAAATGGATATGGTTTTGGGCTGGCACACAAGAACTTCAAATAAAAGAGGTTCCGCAGAGAACTTCTGCAAGTGGCATGAGGTTTTATTGATGTATAGATATGCTCATAAAAACGTAAGACCTTTTTCGGCTGTCTGCCAGAATAATTACGGCAGACAGGTCATTTTCACACGCAAAAGGCAAATCACAAAAAACAACATAATCGAAGAATTGAATAAAGCACTTGTGATTCACGAGCAAAACGCTATTGAGATTGAGTATCTTGACAGATACTATCGTGGTGACCAACCGATTTTGTATCGGCAGAAAGTGAACCGCCCGGAAATCAATAACAAGATTGCTGTAAATCTTGCGTATGAGCTTGTTGAGCGCAAAACCGCAGAGATGTGTGCCGAGCCAATCCAATATGTGTTGCGTGGCACTGATAACCATAAGTCGGAAGAAATCACACAGCTTAACATCACAATGGATTCAGAAAGCAAACAAGAGTGCGACATAGACATACATCGTTGGAGAAGCATATGCGGTACCGGCTACAGATTCATCGGTAATGATGATGGACAAGGGCAGTTGCTTGATGAGAGCGATTTTTACCTATCGTCTGAAAATCCAATGTATACGTTTGTTGTGTACTACTCAAACGGACGTCCGGCATTCTCCTGTCAAATCGGAGAGGACGAGAATGGAGCAAATATTTATTATGTGTTCACCGACAACGAGTGGTTTGATATTCGCAACGACAAGATTTATGCAAGCGGAATAAACGGCAACAGAGCAATTCCAGTCATTGAATATCCAAACAATGCAAGGCGATTATCTGACATTGAAATGACTATTGCAATCACAGACGCTATTAACGTGCTTACATCGGACAGAATTAATGGAGTCGAGCAGTTTGTTTCTGCATGGGTAAAATTTGTTAATTGCGAGATTGACATAGACACATTCAGAAAAATGCGACAAGAGGGAGCATTAGTCGTTAAATCTAACAATGGCTCAGATAATAAAGCTGATGTTGATGTAATGACGAGCGAGCTTAATCAGACAGAGGGTCAGGTGGTATTTACTGACCTTTTTGAAAGATTTTTAAGTATTCAAGGCCTTGCAAATCGTCAGGGCAACACAGGCGGTGACACCGGTTCTGCCGTAGAATTGAGAAACGGACATTACGATGCCGGACTTAGGACGGCTATTAATGAGCCTATCCTCAAGAAATCAGAAAGAATGGCACTTAGGCTTATTCTTAACAGGCTGAGAATTAATAAGGGCTTTACGCTTATGCCTAGTGATGTTGAAATACACATTAATCATAATAAGCTAGATAACATGCTTGTTAAGGCAGAGGTGCTTGAAATATTACTTAGGTGCGGTATCAATTACAAGAGAGCCGTCAAGACGATTGATATGTTTAGTGACCCTGAACAAGTCACTCTCGAAAGCGCTAAGCGCATGGAAATGTTATTTCCAGAAGAACAGCAGACAACAGCTACACCTAACAATAATAACGATGATAAGAACAATGGAAAGACAGCCGATGAATAATTGGCTGTCAATTTATTTTGGAGCTTGATATGGCAGATGAAATCCACACACTTGGCAAAAATGAAATACAAGACATAGATTACGACACATATTTTGGTGAGATGGATTTATCTGACGAGGAAAAGGAAGATAGAAAAAAACTTGCTGAAAAGTTTGAAAAAATCTTTGTTATGCTATTTGCCTTGCTATCCGGCAAGGAAGAAACAGAGATAACAACTATCACTAAAGAATTTATCATCAGATATGAGAGCATTGCCACACAGTATTGTAAGGCAAAGAAAACACCCTCATACATTACAGACTATGCTCGGTACATTGTGAATGAGGTAGTTGACGCTACCACGCAAAATACTGAAGTAGAGTATTTTACTTCACAGAAGCGAGCAAAAAATGTAGCTGCGAATGAAGCTAATGCGGTTGGCAATTACAGATTGCAAACCGAAATGGTAAAACAGGGCTATAAGACAAAAGAGTGGCGCTCAAAAGAAGATTCACATGTCAGACCTACACATGCGGATGTCGACAGAAAGAGAATTGATATTTTTGAGCCGTTTGAAGTTGGAAATTCACTGATGATGTTTCCGAAAGACCACTCTTTAGGGGCACAAGTAAAAGAAATAGCAGGGTGTAGATGCAGTCTTAAATATTACAAATAATGAGCAACTTGTAAGGAAAACTTATAGGTTGCTTTTTATTATACAAAATTTGCAGTTGTGCGTTAAACAACAGAAAAACTCGGCTGGTGCGACCAGCGATAACAAAAGCGTGAGTTACGGAGGTAATTGAAATGACAAGAAATGATGTTTTGAAGCTTTTTCCCGATGCAACGGATGAGCAGATAACAAATCTGCTTAACAAAAGCGGTGAGGAAATGGCAAGAGAGAAAGAGAAAGCCAATCAGTACAAGGCTAAAGCCGACAAAGCTGACGAGCTACAGACACAGCTTGACGAGCTACAGGCTGGCAACATGACGGAGCTTGAAAAGGCGAATAAAGCCTTAGATACAGCCAATCAGCGGATTGCCAAGCTACAGAAAGATAATGCCGTCAGAGATTTACGAGAGAGTGCAATGTCTGATTTTGGCATTACTGCCGAACAAGCAAAGACAGTAGTAAAAGAGGATGGCTCTTTTGACACAACATCACTTGGCAAGATTATTTCCGACATGAAAGCCAATGCGATAGCGGAGTATGAGAAAAATGCACTTAAAGATACTCCTAATCCAAACAATGGCGGTAAAAATGATGAACCCGACTCAAAGCCGGCAGATGTAGCCAATGCAGAACAAATCTCATTCGGCACAGTTGCAAGTACAGAGAGTCAAAACAGCTATGTAATTTAAAACAGGAGGTAGAACGATGGGAAAGCCAATCGTAAGAGACTTTACACAGGGTAAAGGAATTTTAAAATTTTTCCCTTATGAGGGTGCAGCGTGCCTTGTACCACAGACTATGGTAACAAGCGCAGACACAAACGGAATGAAGATTGTACCGGCCGGTACACCATTCCCAAGCAATGATGCAGATTGCAAGGGTTATCTGTTACACGATGTAGATGTAACAATGGGTGACGCGCCTGGAACATATGTATATCAGGGAACTATTGATTGGGAGAAAGTTAAGTCACTTTCAATCGCAGACGCGGCTAGAACTGCAACACCTAGAGTTACTTTCTATGGCGCACCAAAGATTGTAGCAAGTCAGGTCTAAAAGGAGGTAGAAGAACATGGCATTACCATTAGCAGAAGCATTTACAGCGAGAAGCCTCGGTGTAATGTGGGATAACTACAAAAAGACGTTAGGAACTGCCCCTTATCTTGGCAGACAAAAATTCGGAACACGTAAACAGGACTCACTTGACCTTAGATTTATCAAGGGTAAGAACGGACTGCCGGTATCGCTCAAAGCTTCAAACTTTGACGCACAGGCAGAGTTAAGAGATGTTGGAGGCTTCTCTGACATTCAGAACTCAATGCCATTTTATCGTGAGGGATATATGGTAACAGAGAAAGAGGAACAGGAGTACGACAATTACAGGACTTCTGAAAACTCAAGTCTTGCCAATAACGTATTACGTGAAATCTCTAAGAAACCAATGATGTTAATTGAGGGTGCATTAGTTGTACCGGAGAGACAGATTTGGCAGTTACTCGCACCTACAGATGGTGTACCAAAGGTAAAGGTTGTACTTGGCGATAAGAACTATGTCGTTGATTACACAGCCGACAATGGCGCAGAGCATAAGGAAAAGCACTTTAAGTCAATTACCGGCACAAGTGCATGGGATAAGCCTACCACATGTGCACCACTCGATGACCTTATCACAGCTCGTAGAGATTTTGCAAAGGCTACAGGCTACTCACTTACACGTTTCACCATGAACACAGAGACTTGGGAAATGGTGCTTAAGGCAGAGGATACGAAGAAACAGGTACTCGGTATCACTGCTTACAATGGCGGTATCAGATTACAGCAAGGACAGGTTACTGAATACCTTAGAGGATATGGTATCGAGATTGAAGTATACGATAAGCTCTATGTTGATGAGACAGGACAGACACAGTACTTTGTACCAACAGGCATTGTATCTGCACAGTCTGCCGGAGTATTCCTTGGCGATTACACATTCGGTAAGACACCGGAGGAAAGAAGCGGAAGTATCACAGACGGAAACCTCTCACTTGTTGAGACAGGTGTATCTGTATACACATACGCTACAAATCATCCTATCAATACTCACTGTATCGTATCTATGATTGGATTACCTACATTCGAGGGTATGGATAGCGTTATGGTTCTCAAAGTTAAGGAGGATTAAGGCTTATGATAGCAACGCACTCTATAAAGCATGATGGAGTGTGGTATAAAGTCGGAGACGAGGTGCCGGAAAGCAATAGCAATTCGGTACCTTCTGATTTTATATACACAAAGACGGAAATTAACAGAATGTCAACAGCCGACCTAAAGAAGCTTGCGAGCGAAAATGGTATTGAAAATGCCACAGAAATAAACGGCGGTGACTTAAAGAAAATGTTAATTGAAAAGTTTGGATTATAAGGAGCTTGGCATGGAATACACCGCATTGGAGCAAGTCAAAATCAGACTTAAACAATTTCATATTGATACAGTCACGAATGATGATGAAACAACATCTGATGTGGTAGTGTTCGACAACAAGGAAGATAACCCGGTAATTGAACAGCTCATTAAGCAAGCCACGGAAGATGTAAAAGCGAAAAGGTGTTATCCGGACACTTTCACTGATGATGATATAACTGCCGATTTAAAGCAGTTTGAGAATGTCGTTATCAATCTTGCTGTCTACGACCATTCACAAGCCGGTGAGAACTACATGAGCGCATTGAGTGAGGGCGGAGTGAGCCGTACATGGAAAGACAGAGATAAGCTGTTTGTCGGAGTATTTCCTTTTGTCAAAGTGCTATAAGCAAAAGAAGATTGTGCGTTACCATTTTACTAATGTCGGTAAAGTGGTAGCAGGCGGTACACATTAAGAGGTGGTGGGCGGTGTGCCAAAATTATACGAAAGGCGGTATATCAATGCCAATAGCAGTAATTATAAGCATCGTATCAGTTGCTTTTTCCGTCTTTTTCGGGCTGTTCACTTTAGCTTTTAACCTAAAGAATAACAAAAAGTCCGATAATTCAGAGCTTACGGAACGTGTTCGGGAGAACACAAAGATAAACATAAAGCTTGACACTATATCAAGCAACACAACCGAGATAAAAAACGAGGTATTGGAAATGAGAAAAGAAATCAACTCTCACGATAGCCGAATTGTCAAGGTTGAGGAAAGCGTCAAGTCGGCTCATCACAGAATAGATGGGCTTGAAACAAGAATTAACAGTGATAAGGAGGACTAAGAAATGGACTTTACACAAGTACCTACAGTAGTTGCTATTATGGTAATTACTTATTTAATCGGATATGCTTCAAAGCAGATACCACAGGTTAAAGATAATGTTATTCCTATTATCGTAGGTGTAGCCGGTGGAGTACTCGGTATTGTTGGAATGTTTGTAATTCCCGGTTATCCGGCAGACAACATTCTTGATGCAATAGCAGTTGGCATTGTGTCGGGCATGGCAAGTACCGGTGTTAATCAGATTTACAAGCAGATAAAGAAAAATGCTTGACATCAATAAGCAAGCCATGAAATACGCACTTCAAGATCAAACTGTCACAGTATATGACAAAGACGATGACGGAAATCCAAAGTTTTACGAAACAGAGGACGGAGAGAAGATATACTACACGCATGAAGAAGCAGGCTTTTCGGAGCCTGTTGATTTTCGAGCAAATATATCGTTTGACGGAGGCGAAGCGCAGAACAAGGAATATGGCTTTAATACGGCTGATTTTGATGCTGTTTTGCTGACAGACAGAGGAGAATACCCTTTTAAAAAAGGTGACGTTATTTGGCTTGATAGTGAGCCTACAAAGGACGAAAACGGATTAGTTGATTCAACTTCCGCAGACTTTACGATAGTCGGAGTGAAACCCTCTCTTTACTCAGTTAAATACATGCTCAAAGCAGTTGTGAAAGAAGTGTAATTATGAAGATTGACGTTTCTCTGACAGAAAAATCTATACAAGATGCGATAGACAAGCTTGAAAGATACAAAGACCGCTTACAAGATAAGTGCATAGCGTTTGTTGAAGAACTTGCTAATAACGGCATAGACGTAGCGCAAGCAAATACAGGCAATTTCGGACACTATATCACATTTAGTTACGAAATTAGAGATACAACGGATGGCTGTACGGCTATTGTGCTTGCCACTGAAACAGGGCAGATACAAAGCACATGGCAAACGGCAGACGGACTTAAAACAGTTGATGTATCGCCTTTGCTTATGGCTGAATACGGCTCGGGCTGGAGAGCTAAGCCACACTTTAATGACACAAGAGGCGGTCAAGGAACTTTTCCGGGACAGACACACGCATTTGATAGTGAGGGTTGGTATTGGAGAGACGAAAGCGGAGAATTACATCATTCATACGGCATTACACCTACAATGCCGATGTATCACGCATTTGTAGAAATGGAAAATGACATCATAAGAACAGCACGAAAAATTTTTTAGTTGAGGTGATAAAGTGGCGAGTCAAAATCAATGGGTTTATGACCTTGAAAACCTCACATATGCGATTATGAAAACCCGATGTGAGAAAAAATTGAAAACTAAATATCCCAAGCTAAAATTCACACAAGAGGAACAGTCGGACAGTGCAGCAGCTAGTTTCCCGACAGTGCTAGTTCAAGCACTCGAACCTATAGAACAGAATGAGGATTTAGAGTGCGAAAGAATAAATACAGTGTTATTTACAGCACAAGTAATTGTTACAACAAATAAAAGCCGTTCAGAAGCCTTGAATGTGGCGCAGACAGTGGCTAATGAATACAAAGCTATGTCATTCAAGCTGACAACAACCCCATTCGCTAGGAAAAACGGCAAATTATGGACAGCAACATTACGTGCTAGGCGGTCATTCGACTGGAATGATAGATTATAAGAGCTTTTTGGCTCTTATTTTTTTATGAAAAATTAGGAGGTAATAAAAATGGCAACAGGTTTAAAAAGTAGAATTGCTTACAAGACACCAACCGCATCCGCCACAAGTGGCGATTATTGGGCTGGAACTTACAAGCTCTTAATCAGAGCTAAAACAATTCCCTCACCATTCGGCTCACAGAACATGGTAGATACTTCAACTCTTGAAGATTTAGTAGAGACACAGGAAATGGGTAGACGTTCAGCCGGCTCTATGGAAGTTGAGGGAGCTTTTGAGAAAAAGTACAAGGATGAGATGGTAACTAACGAGGGTAAGAAGCTCGACTTTATTATCCTCTACGGCACAGACGGAAAAGGTTCAGAGGGTATCTGTGCTTTTATTGGACAGGAGTCATTCGCCCCAGGCGAGGCTTCCGATGACCACTTAACAGGAACTGCGACTGTATCAGTTCAGACAGTACCTAAGTGGATTGAGGATAACTACGATGTTGCGGTAACAGAGGATGGCCAAGGTTATCCAACATCAATCACACTCACAAAAAAAGGGTGAGCCAATCGGGAAAAGCCGTAGCGGTTGGCTATGATGATAGCACGGCTGACAGCGAACTTGAAGAAACAATATAGCAAGGTAATTGAGGCAGTGTTAAAACTGCCTCTTTCCCTATATAAATTAGGGAGAAAGGGAAAGATAAAATGAAAATTAAATTAAGTGGAAAAGAGTATACAGTTAAATTCGGATATGCACCGGTAGTTAAGAATAAAATTATCCCAAGGCTCGTAGGAATGGAGCAACAGGGTGAGGGACTTGAAGTCATTGACAACATGCTTGAATTTTTACCGGAGTTTTTGCTCGTAGGTTTACAAAAATTCCACGCTGACGAATTTGGCTTTGATTTTGACAATAAAGAAGCAAAAGAGAAACAGCTTGTAAAGGTATACGATTTACTTGACGATTACCTTGACCCGGAGAATGAAGAGGGCGGAGATTTACAATCACTCTATAATGACTTGTCTGCGGAAATGGAGAAAAACAGTTTTTTATCCAAGATGTTGGCGAAAGAGGTACAGACAGCCAAGAAGAAACCAATCAAGAAGTAAAAGAGCTTACATGGGAAGTATATTGCAACGAAATCCGCCCATATTGGCTTTTGGTAACTAAAGGCTATGGATTTAGCGTTGAGGACATAGACATGTCTTGTCCGGCTGATTTAGAGCCTTATTCAAAGGCTTATATGCTTGCACAAAAAGAAACCGACTCCAACATGTGGGCTTGGTGGGGCACATACGGATTAAGCGCAACTCTTACAGCGATTGACAGAGCTTTGAATGGCAACAAAGCAAGAGCAAAATACATTGAAAAATCGTTAAATGAGCAATACTCAAAAGATAACGAGCCTAAATACAAGGAGTCTAATGAGGAAATTGCCGTTTATGAAATGAAGCAACGAATTAACGCATTAAGGCAGTCGGGACTACCTGAAAGTCCTGATTAATGAGGTGAAAATATGGCATATAAAGGAATTGACGTATCGTCATATCAAGGAAATATTGATTGGAGCAAGGTTAAGTGGGCCGGAGTGCAATTTGCAATCCTTAAAATAATCCGCAGAGACCTTAATCCGGATAAAACCTTTGAAGCGAATTGGAAAGGCTGTACTGATGTAGGAATGCCAATACAAGGTGTTTACAACTACTCATACGCTACAACAGTAGATAAGGCAAAGACGGATGCACAGAAAGTGATTGAGGTACTTGCCGGAAGAAAGACATTTGTATGGCTTGATGTAGAGGACAGATGCCAGCAAGGACTCGGACAGACGCTTATTGATATTATCAACACATATCAGAGTGTTATCAAGAGCGCCGGGCTTAACTTTGGTGTATACACAGGGCTTAGCTTTTACAATCAGTATATTGCGCCATACGCAAATCAGATTAATTGTCCGTTTTGGATTGCACGTTATCCGTCAACTAAGGGAATGTCTATTGGTGATGAGCCTAACAGTGCCAAGAAGCCTGTTATACAACATTCTCTGTATGGTTGGCAGTATTCGAGCGCATTTACTTGTAGCGGTCTGAATAACAGCACTGACGCTAACTTACTCTATATTGAGCTTGGTAAGGGCGATGGAATAGAGAATAATCCGGCACCAATAGCAACTCCGACACCAATAGCAACTCCGGTAAAGAATAACGCTTGGAAAGGCAATGAGGAGTATTACCTCGATAATGATGATGTAAGAAAATGGCAACATGCTATGAACATCGGATTTGACACAGACGAACTTAAGGAAGATGGCAGATTTGGAGTTAATTCACAGAGATTTGCTAAAAATCACAATTTGTGGAGCGGTCAGAGACATAACTGCCCGACAGCCATTAAGTGGCTGAGAAAAACTCTGCATGACAAGTACCATTTTTACAAACTTGATACTGATTACGGCAAGTGGACGGATTATCTCACTAAATGTGTCATGGTATTTCAAAAGAATAGAGGTCTTAAGCAAGATGGATATGTTGGATTGATTACAACATACTATCTGCTCAAAGGATAAATACATGAGAGCTACTTTAGGGTAGCTCTTTTTTATTACAGGGAGGTGAGAAAATGGCAGAGAGCATTGAGCTTCAAATCAAGTCGGACGCGCAACAAGCGACTAGAGCCATAGGCAATTTACAAGATAAGTTGCGAGGCCTTGGAGACACTCTCAATTCCCTCAATGGTGCAAGCATAAGCAATTTTGCGAGTGGAATGTCGCAACTTGCAACATCACTTAGAAGCGTGAGCAGTATTGACACACGTACCTTTAGCAAGATTGCGACTAACATGGAAAAACTCGGCAACCTTGATACTGCAAGACTTGTCAGCTCGGCAAGTGCCTTAAAGAGCATGGCAACAGAATTGTCGGGCTTTGCGAATATCTCAAAGCAATCAGCAGAGATTACACAGCTAACAGCTTCAATCTCAAAGCTAGGTTCAAAATCAGCCGGTTATGCTGCGGATAACATCAGAAACCTTGGCAGTGCCTTGAAAGAGGTAATGACAACATTATCTAACGCACCGAGAGTCAGCAACAACATTATTCAAATGACTAATGCACTTGCTAATCTGTCGCAACAAGGCTCAAAAGTCGGCTCGGCTAGTAGGTCACTTGTAACAGGCTTTTCAAACACAACTAAGTCAATTAAGAGTACAAGAAGCGGATTTAGAGGCTTAGCTTCAACTATCGGTAAGTTTTACGCAACTTATTGGATGGTTATGCGAGCTGTCGGGAAAATAGGCGGTGCAGTTGATTTAGCAAGTCAATTAACCGAGGCTCAAAACGTAGTAGATACCACGTTTGGCGATATGGCAAGCAAGGTTGATGATTTTACAAAAACATCAATTCAAGACTTTGGAATGTCTGAACTGACGGTTAAGCAAATATCAAGCCGTTTCCAAGCGTTAGGCACTTCTATAGGCATTTCGTCAGAGCAAGTGGCAAATGGTACGGCAGTGGCAAATAAAGCTCTTATGAGCCAAAATAACACGCTATACAAGACTACAGACAGTATGGCTGATATGTCGCTTAATCTCACAAGGTTAGCTGGTGACATGGCTTCGTTCTATGATGTAGACCAAGCTGATGTTGCAAAGAGCTTACAATCCATTTTTTCAGGAACAATTGCACCATTAAGAAGATACGGACTCGATTTAACACAAGCCACACTTTCTGAGTGGGCTATGAAAAATGGACTTGACGCAAATATTAAATCCATGACGCAAGCCGAAAAGGTACTCTTAAGGTACAACTATGTCATGGCTAATACGCAGGCTGCACAGGGTGATTTTGCCAAGACCGCAAATACCTGGGCTAACAGTGTAAGAGTCCTTAAGCAAGAGTTCCAAGCATGGGGCAGTATCATAGGTAGCGTAGTAATCAATGCTTTAAAACCGTTTGTTCAAGCCTTAAGTAAAGTAATGCTCAAGGTTATCAGCTTCACAAGAACTGTAGCTGACGCACTCGGAGCAATCTTCGGTTGGACTATCGAGATAAGCGGTGGCGGTGCTACTGTTGATGGCATGGAGGACATAGCTGGCGGAGTTGGAGACATTGGTGATAGTGCCGATAAGTCGAATAAGAAAGCTCAAAAACTGAAAAAGACACTGCTTAGCATAGATGAGATACACGCACTTGACGATAACAGCGATAGTGGCAGTGGTGGCGGTTCGGGCAGTGGCGGTTCCGGTGGCGGTGGAGCTGGAGGTGGTGTTGATAGCTCGCTGAAAAAGACCGATGGATTGCTCGAAAAATACAAATCATCAATCAAGGATTTATACTCACTTGGAAAGTACATCGGTGACACAATAGCCGACTCCCTTAATTCTATTAATTGGGATAACGTGTATCAGAGCGCATCGAACTTTGGAAAAGGTCTTGCAGACTTCCTTAACGGCTTAATAAGTCCAAAATTATTTACGGCACTCGGAAAGACAATAGCCGGTTCAATAAGAACTGCCATAATCTCTGCTTTTTCGTTTACGTCAACGTTTGATTGGGGAAACCTTGGAGACAGTTTTGCTTCATTTATAAATGGCGCATTACATGAAATGTCAAGAGTAAGTGACGTTACAGGGCTGACAGGTTGGCAAGAACTTGGAAAAACGGTCAATAACATTGTTCACGGCATACGAGATACTTTAATTCATGCGCTAGTCAATATTGATTGGAAAGACGCATTTAAGGGTATTTCAGAATTTATCGGAGAACTTGATATTGACACTTTTACTATTCTTATTGGCGCGTTTACATGGAAACACGGACTCAAAGAGATAACCAAAACTCTTATTACATCTGAATGGAAAAAGTATGCAACAGCTAAAGGCTTGTCAAAAACAGAACTTGCACTAAGGGGAGTTGAGGTACTGGTTATCGTGTCGGGCATTAATTACGTGCTGGCGCATATGAAAGGGTGGATTGATAAACTCAAAGAGTGGTTCAAGAGCCCGGAATCCGGAATGGGAATAAGCAACGAAGTCACAGGCTTTGACGGAAAAAAGATTAAACTTGTCACTCCTCTCGAGTGGAGAATCAAGGAAATAAAGTGGAAAATCAAAGACGCTGAAAAAAGCGTAGATGATTTTTTCAAAGACTTGGGAAATTATTTCAAAAAAGGCTGGAAAACATTTAAAAAGAATATGTCTTTAAATGTCGATGATTTACAAAACGTATTAGGGCCACGGCTTTACAACGGCTTTGTTGGGATTATTAATGACATTATAGGATTGCTTAACAAGATACCCGGTGTTGAAATACCAAAATTTAAAAAGAAAACAGTCAAAGGAGTCGACGATACCGCAAAAGAAGTAGGAAAGAGTGCGAGCAAAATTGATGATAGCTACAAAAACTTAAGTGCCGGTGTAAGTGGGTATTTAGGAAATATCAACACTTCACTTGATGGTACTAAAAGTAAGATGGACAGCATGGAAAGAAAAGCGAGTACAACTAGCTCTAATTCTAAAACATCTTTTTCAAACTTAAATGCCGGAGTGAGTGGCTATTTAAGCGGAGTCAACACTTCAATTGACGGAACCAAGGGTAAGATGGACAGCATGAGTAGCAAGGCAAGTGGAGCAACACTTAGCACAAGTGGTTCTTTCTCAGCGTTATCATCAAATCTCTACAATTCATTAAGTGGAGTTAACGGCTCATTGGGTAACACTAAATTCAACATGGGATTATTTCAAGACGCTGCAGAAAATATGAGGAGAGGAACATCAAACTCGTTCTCAACAATGGCAAGTAATGCAAGCACTTATCTCGGCTGGACGGGTGGTAGTTTTAATGGACTTAAAGGAAAAGTCGATAACACGAACGGAAGTTTAGGCACGTTTAAGTGGTACGCAAATCAAAGTTACAGCGTTGGAATAAGTAGCTGGGGATTTAGCAGTGTTAAAAGCTCAATAGATGGCATTGTACGCTCATTGGATGATTTGTTTAAGTACAACAATAAAAGATTCAATATTACCACAGGCACAAAATACATGGGGTATCAGTCACTACTCGACAGGGCACCACATTTTGCTAGTGGTGGTTTCCCGGAAGAGGGCCCGTTCTACATGAACCGAGGGGAAATAGTCGGTAAATTCTCAAATGGTAAAACAGCCGTAGCGAATAACCAACAAATCACAGAGGGAATTAAACAGGCTGTCATGGAGGGCATGGCACAAGTAATGATGAACTCTAATGCCGGTGGAAACTCTGCACCACCTATCATTGAAAATGTGTTTAAGTGTGACAGCGAAACACTTTATCGCATGACACAGGTAGGCAAGGCAAAGCACGGACAACGATATATTGTAGCAAATGAATTTGGATAAGACACTCACCCTTGCGTGGGTGTCTTTTTATGAGGTGACATATGGCGATGATATTAGTAGACGGAGTGGAATTACCTACTCCGTCAAGCTTTGAATGGGGCTTGATTGATGTGTCTGCAAGCGATAGTGGACGTACACAGGACGGCAAAATGCACAAGAATAGAATAGCGCAGAAACGACAGCTTAAATTGTCGTGGAATGGTACAGACAAGGCTAGGACAGCAAAGATACTTCAAATGGTGAACCCCGAATATATCAGAGTGACATATCCTGACGCTATGAGCGGAACTGATGAAACACGTACATTCTATGTGGGTGACAGAACCGCACCTATCAAGATATGGACTGTTGGCAATAAGAGGTATGAGGTATTAAGCTTTCCTCTCATAGAAGAATAAGGCGGTGATTAAATGCTAAACGTATCAGCTAAATGGCAAAGGGCAGTAATGCTCGATAATGACATAAACGTAAATTGCTTTGCTGACATAGTTACAACTAATGGTGAAAAAATCCCTGTTAGTGATAGTGAGCTGTGGGCGAATGGCTTCGAGGTCAATGACTCAACATCAAGCAATGGTACTTTCACAATCGGGGCTTTGATTGCCGGAAAACTGAAAATTAAGCTGAATAATATTTATGAAGATTACAGCAAGTATGATTTTGATAAGGCAAGCGTAACAGCATATGTTTCAAAAAGCTTTTCTGATGGCACGAGTGAAAAACTAAAAATCGGTGAGTATAGAGTCAGCGAAACAAGTTATGATGGCTCACTCATAACGCTTACCTGCCTTGACAATATTAACAATTTCAATCGCGAGTACGATAGCAATTTAAGCTACCCTACGACAGCATATGAGGTAGTCAGAGACGCTTGTATTAAGTGTGATGTACCTTTTACTATGGCGAGATTCGATAACTCTGACTACACGATTAACGAGATACCAAGTGACAATCAAAAACTCACATATGGACAGGTGATAGCTTACATCTTACAGTTAAGCGGATTATGGGGCAAGTGCGGTCACGATGGTGAATTGCTTATCGGTTGGTATGATATGAGCCAATTTGACAGCCAAGGTTACGATGGCGGAACTTTTAGCACAAAAACTACACCATACTCTGACGGAGATACACTGAATGGCGGAAATTTCACCGACTATTCAAGTGGAGATAGCGTTGATGGTGGAACATTTACAGAAGCAAGAAGTTACCACAATATTTACACGCAAAAAGACTTGAATGTTGCGACCGATGATGTTGTTATCACCGGGGTAAAGGTAACTGTAACCTCAAAAGAGGACAAGGCAAAAGATGTTAATGCACTTGCCGGAAAAGAGGGATATGTAGTTTCAATCTCTGATAATCCGTTTATTTCGGCAGACAAGGCACAGACAGTTGCAAATTATATCTTTAAAAAAATCGGTGGCATGAGGTTCAGACCTCTTGATGCTACACTTTTGTCAAACCCACTGATTGAGAGCGGAGATGTGGCGCTTGTGACAGACCGCAAGCAGAATACCTATAGCTGTTTTATTTCCAACCGAACGTTTACAGTTGGAAGTGGCACAAAAATTTCGTGTGACGCTGAAAATGCTTCAAGAAATAGTGCTGATAAATTTAGTAATGAGACAAAGGTTATCGTGCAAGCCAGGAAAGTTGCACAGGCACAATTAAGCGTATATGACAAGCAAATGCAATTGCTGACACAGTTAATGTCTCAATCACTTGGGCTTTTTAAGACTGAACAGGTGCAAGAGGATGGCTCAATTATTTACATTATGCACAATAAAGCTGACCTTAATTCAAGCAATATACAGTGGAAAATGACAGCTAATGGCATGGCTGTATCAAGCGATTATGGTAAAACGTGGAATGCCGGAGTTGATAAAGACGGAAACGCTATTTTCAATATTATGTCGGCCATCGGCATTAATTTTGATTGGGCGCATGGCGGTACACTCACTTTAGGCGGTGAGAATAACGTAAACGGCAAGCAGTATGTCAAAGACGCAAACGGAAAAATTCTGATTACACTTGACAACAAGGGCATTACGCTTGCTGACGGAGTTAATATATCATGGAATAATATCTCCAATCACCCAAGCATACCAAGCAAAACAAGCGATTTAACAAACGACAGTAACTACGCTACAACGGCACAGATACCAACTAAGAATAGTCAATTACAAAATGACAGTAACTACGCAAATACAAGTCAAATTCCTACAAAGAATAGTCAGTTGCAAAATGATAGCAGTTACACCACTATGAGCGCGGTTGAGAAAAAGAACTACACCACTATGAGCGCGGTTGAAGATAAAGGGTATCAGAATGCTGACCAAGTTGGAGAAATAGCAAACAACGCAGTAAAAAGTACGAAAGATGAACTTGACGCTCTTAAAAAGAATATCGGCTATACACAAATAGGAAGTGATTATGTTGTATCGCCTAAGATAGTCGGTGCATATGGCGAATTTACAAAAGCATTTAATGTAGATGTCGTCAATCCGTCTACAGGGCTTAATCAAAGTTTTTGGGCGCAAGACGCGGAAACAGGAACAAAAATAAGTGGAAATTATAGTGGAAATAATGTTGACAATAATCTTACGGTAACCCCGGAGGGAGCAAACCTTTTTTCAAGCGTCGGTGGGCATTCAAGCGGAGTGGGCTGTGGTGGTGGCTTTGCAAGCATAAACGGTGAAACGGTTAATATAAGCGGAACTAATGTTGATATTACTGCAAACAATTTGACTCTTAATGGAGTTGAAACAGTTTTTGGCTCAAAAACATTTACCAATGAAAACGGCTGGTACTGGAGACAGTGGACAGATGGATATATAGAAATGTGGGGAAGTTTTCCCGCGACTGTCTCGTTTGGCCCTAAATATGGTAGTCTGTATTATATTTATGGAAGCGTATATATGCCAGACGGAATAAAAAGTATCTTACATACTACAGGTACTGTGTTTTGTAGCACCGGCGGGTTGTATTCTATTTTTTTTACAAGATGGAGCAGTAATGAGTTGCGGTTTTGTATAAACTCGGCTGCTGCAGAAACAAACAAACAATTGTATTTACAACTTCACGTTTTAGGCAAATGGAGATAATTAACGAAAGCGAGGTGTAGCTTATGGCAATTCAAATGAGACGAGGGGCATACGCGGAGTTTGACCCCTTAAAAATGAAAGCTGGAGAATGGGCGGTATCGACCGACTCCGACACGAAAAAACAGCAGATATGGATGTGTTTCGCACCCGGAATAGTTAAGCGGATGGGAACTGTTGAGGATTTTGACACTGAAATTCAAAGACTTATTCAGAGCTATCTTGACGGTATGGCTCAATCCGTATCACAGGCTCAAAAATCAGCGCAGACTGCGACAGAAAAAGCTACCTCAGCAAGCAATTCTGCTTCACAGGCTCAAAAATCAGCGCAAACTGCTTCGCAAAAAGCAAACGAGGTCGCCCAAACTTCGGGAAAGATTGATACGGCGGTAAGTCAAGCAAACGCAGCTACAAAGGCTGCAAATGAAGCTGCGCAAAGAGCAGAACAGCAAGCCGGACTAGTCGAGCAGAAAGCAAACGGAAGAGGCATTACTTTTTCCGTGACAAGTGCTGGATTACTCAATGTAAGCAAGGAGGATTAGATATGAGCGGAATAGACATTATATCAGACACAACAGGGCAAGCGATTGTTGAGAGTATTAAAGCCCTTGGCACAAAATTAAGCGAGGGAAGAGTTATTTATGGTGTTCACATTAATGGCGCGGATAGTAACCCAAAAACTAGAGTCAGATACTTAGCAGACGCGGTAGGCATGACTCCGGCAAAGATGAATTTCACGAGCGGAACTTTTGATTATGGCTCATGGGCGAATGCCTTTTTCATGCCAAAGCCATGTATGCTTAAAACGAATGGACAGGTTGACTATTACCTCAACGAGAACGACTTGACTAAAAAAGTAGACGGCAGTGCGTCGGATATAGCAAACATTGATTACGATGGAAATGCTATGATGGAATGGGGCAATGGCACAGACATTATATGGTGGAAAATTGCACCCGACAAAGGCAATCCAAACAGTGCAAGCCTTTATGTTGCTAACTATCAAGCTGATAAAGATTTTAAAAATCTGAATTTCATTGACATTAACGGCAATGAAAAATCTCATTTTTATACACCAATTTATAACGGCTCACTTGACAGCAACAATAAGCTGCGTTCAATAAGTGGTCAAACAGTTATTAAATCGAAAACAGCCAGCCAAGAAATGACATATGCAAGAGCCAATGGTACAGGCTATGAAATCGAGCAGTACGTTGATAGACTCTTGATTAATATTTTGCTTATCATTATGGGAAAATCTACCGATACGCAAGACGTATTCGGGCGAGGCATGAGTGAAAATACCGGTGATGAAAACTTGTTACTCGAGACTGGTACAATGAATAGCAAAGGCTTGTTTTGGGGCGAGAATGCCGGAAAAGCCGGAGTTAAAGTATTCGGTATGGAGAATTATTATGGCAATCAGTGGCGAAGAACAGTTGGGCTTATCCTTGCTAATGGTACGGCAAAGGTTAAATTATCCCCATCCGTAAAAGACGGAAGTAGTGCAACCAACTACAACGCTGACGGAACAGGATATATTGAGATACCTAATTCAACTCCTGGTGGCACAGGTGGCGGATATATCAAAGATATGTTATACACGGCATTAGGCATGTTTCCAACATCAATTACAGGCTCATCATCGACCTATTATCCTGATGGTTGTTGGTTTGACATTGCAATTATAGCCTTTGCTCTTTT